ATCTTAATTCTACATTGTTGCCCATTGTTGCTTATGTTTTTATCAGCCGTTTTGCATTGTTGTGTTACTCACTTGTATTACGGATTATTTATAATTGGCACATACCACACTCCTATGTCGCTATTTGTTGGCTGTGTCGGTGCTGTGTTAGTGCTATGTGTTGAAAGAAATATTAACCGAGCGTTTGGCCCATCAAAATAAAGACTGCTGTCATACACTCCCGAATACCCCGGTTGTGGACTAAAAAATTTCAGTAAAGGCAATATCCTTACACCATCCTTTGACGCCCATCTTACAACTTCGCGACCTACGCCTGACGATGCTGATGCTCCATCTCCTGTTATCGCATAAATAGAAGATCCAAGTTGTATGGAACAAACCTCACCGGGATAGAATTTATTGAACGGCATCATCATTGACCCTAGTACGGTTGGAGTTGTCCATGTTATACCGTCCGTTGATGTTGACCTTAGCATGAACCTTAAAAACGTCGTTGCAGTTTCACCCACAAAAAACATTTCTAAGCCTGTCCAGATTGGTCTAACTATTGGGTCTACATATTTATTATACCCTCCTACGCCACCTGTAAAAATTATTGTCCCTTGTGGATATACTTCATTGAGCGTGTTTGCAAATGAATAGCGAATATTAGCGTAAGTAGTGTTAGGGTTATCGTGGTAGTAATGCCAGTATTTTGCAAGGAAAGGAACAACTGAACCATTCCCGGCAAGGTCGCCTTCACCTGTTCCAGGTGTTTGAATTGCCGTTGCTTGAACAGTCCACGGCCCGCTGATAGTATTTGCAATAGCTGCCCAAACTGTCCATATTGTACCGTTATAAGCCGAAACAGAAAAGAACTTTTTGCCGTCTAAGGTGTCGTGGTATCCGTCAGGATTTGCCCAACCGCCACTAGCTTGCGTGTAGCCTGTTCTTAGTAATATGTTTGACTGGAAAACGGCTGTATCAAGATAAGTTCCTTTCAGTTCGTTCATCTTCAATAATGCGAGTGTATTTGCATCTGAAGTAAGATTTGAAGTGCTTGGAGTGTAAGCAGAAGAATAACGTGAAATATTACTCATTCTAAAGTCTCCAATTGTTCCCCAGAAAGGAGCTATAGCAGCCCCGCCAGTGTCATCATCGTGACAGCCTAACCTAAATGGAACGCTGTTGGCAACTGCAACGGGAGTACCACATGTAACAGAAGAAACTTGCGCCCCGTCAATAAACATTTTTAGATTTGTACCCGTTCTTACAAGTGCAACGGTATGTGCGTTTCCGTCCGTAGTAGCAGCCGAGGCTATAGCAGCCGCACCGGAATAGTTGTTATAATAGTTTAATTTATTGGCTGCATCAAAGTAGCAAAGGAATTGCGAAGTTGTTCCCGATGCGCCGTTACCCCATCTTGCAAAAATTACCTGAACAATCCCGTTCTTAGCAGTGTTGCGCTTAAAACGAAACTCTATTGTGTAATTAGAAAGGTTATTATCAAACTTTTCTCCTTCTGCAATAGCGTTGCTGATACCGGCAAACAATAGCCCGTTTATACCTGTTCCAAATGCATCGGTTACGACTGCCGGCGGTGTTTGTCCACCAAGTGTCAAATGCTTCCCATTACCCGAAGTGTCCACGATGTTTGCATAATCTAACGCAGATATTGCAGGCGCACCGAGTAAGAAGCCGGGATTTAATATCGTAAGCGCTCCTATCATGGCTGTACTGAATAAGCTGCTACTATATCAGTTTCGTTTGAACCAAAGCAGTAGAGTGAAAGAATTGCTGTTTTGCCTGTTGCTATGCTTGCAGGCATACCAGAGCCAATGAAGACCCACCCTACAGGAAATGTAAAAGTGCGTGCAGAACTATCGCCAATTATCCGAATTACCTTTTGCTTTATTGCTGCCTTGTTGGAAGTTGTGAAAGTGACATTCCCAGTAAGCGTTAACGTCTTTATGTTGTCGTTGTTAAAATCGAGGTTTGTTGTTGCTGCATAAGTAAGGGTTGACAGTACATCAATAGACGCTTTTGCCGCCAAATCAGTTACTAAATTTGTTACCTGTTCTTGCCTGATTGCCATAGTATTATTTTATATAGGTTGCCCTTATTTTGTCGCCTGTAAATGGTGCTGTGATAAAAGTTATGGTCGCTCCCGAAATGGTGTAATCATCGGTAAGCATTTGAAGCAACCCATTCAAGAAAATCATTTCTTTTCCGGTTACAGGGGTGTTGGCAAGGGTAAATACTGTGTTTGAACTGTTTACAGTTCCTGATGGAGTTTCCCGAACGATGTAGTCGGCTGAATTTAATTTTAATGAAAGGTTGGTAGCATTGGTGGCACTGTCAATGAATGTTCTCCAGGCTGCCAGTGCGCTATCATAATATTTGAATTTGTTAGTGCTGTTGACGTAAACAAGCAAACCATTTGAAGGACTACTTATTGCTGCTCTTTGTGTCTCTGTTAAACGTGGAACTAGCAAACCTTTAGTACTGCGTATATCCAATATAGCTGAAGGATCAATAACATCAGATGATGCGAGAGCATCTCCCAAAAGCAATCCTCTTTTTTGAAAAGCGGCACGTTTCGTTGGGGTAAATGTACCAGATGATGTTAACGCACTGTCAACATAGATACCTACTTCTTGTTGTGTTCCTGAAATACCTAAGCCTATAGCTGAAGAGCTAGTTGCAGTGGCTACCCAACTTGTTCCATTATAATAACCATCATTCGAAAAACTCGTCCCCGTCAAACTTGTAAGGTAACCCCTGTTTCCAAACTTCATTGCCGTTGCTGCCGTTTCCTGCACTTCAAATAAGGCAGTATTTGCCGGTACTCCTGTACCTACTACTACTCTGTTATTAGTGTTGATAGCAAACCTTTGCGTAGGCGTGTAAGTTGATCCCATAGTCTTGCCTGCGTCTGAATAAAATCCAAGAAAGCCGCCCCCCTGAACAAATAAAGATGGCGCTGCGCTTTTTGCAGTGTATGCCCCTCCGCTATAGCCTACACCTGCTCCTATTATAGCTGTGTTATTTGCTCCGCTACCAGATAAGTACATGCCATCACCAACGGCTACATAACCTTCTCTTTGGTCGATTGTTAGATAATTTGCATCTTGCCTGTAATTGCTTTTTGGTTTTAGGTTAAGGACTGCCGCTATATTATCTGCCTTACGTTGGTGCCCTAGTACATTAGGATGCAAACCATCAATAGTGTAAGAGGTATTCATCGTAAAACCTGATGCCGCTTTCATTGTCAAGTACTGATCTATTACAGCTCCCGAGCTTCCATAAGTAGAAATAATTAAGGAGTTATAAGAACTTACATCAATTGCTCTTGGCATTACTGTAGTTATAAATAGGGTACTGCCTAACACATACCCGGCTGATTGTAATGCTGAAACTAGCGTTGCCAGATTTGACATAAACACTGTAGTGGTTTGCGTTCCTGCTGAACCGCTAATGTTATTTGTTCCTTCATCAATAACTATTTTAGACGGTGCAAGTGCGATTATTTCTGCTACGTTATTATCTTCAAACTTGTTATTTCCTGCACCATAGCCAACGAAATTTCCCTCATACTGGTTTATTAATTTTTGAAGCCACCTGTTTTCCGGCGAATTAGAGTAGTAGCCCTTCAATATGCTATCACCAATAAAAAGCCAATCAGCATATTTTACCTCGTTGGATGTTACTATTAAATTATCTACCTGATGGGTGCCACCTAAAGCGTAAATGGTAATCTGCCCTGAAGGACAATTAAAAGTTTGTATAGGAGAATTTAAGGGAATATTGAGCGGTTCTGTTATAGATGCTCCTGTGGTGATGTTTTTTACTATCGTAACTATTTTGTTTTTATAGTAAAAGATAGAGACATGCAGATTATCACCTGCCGTTACCGTTAGTCTGCTTGTGCCTAATATTGCTCCTGTTGCTGAATTGTTGTAGTAATAAGAGATTTTACCACTGTTAGATGAACTTAAATCAATACCAACTTGTAGCGGATTTAATCCCTGCCATCCAACACCAACACCGCCAAAAGTTCCTGATAGTGTTCCTACTGTTATATCAAAAGATATTGTTTCCGTTTCCAAATTCGTAATTCCATAAGTTGAGTGTTTGATGTAGTTGGCAAAGCTTAAAGAACCTGCTGCTGAACTTACAGCAAGTTTGCCTGCTGATATACTTCCTGCACCCGTTCCTGCAGCCGTCCAGTTAGATAATGTTCCTGAAAATGTCTCGTTTATTAGTGATCCTAATGGTATGTATGTTTTATTAGCTGCTATAATTGCAGCAAGACTATCAGACGTTGTCTTCGTAGCTGCTTTGGTTTGCCAGTAAGTTGCGTCAGGGTTAAGCGTTACATTCGAGTTTGCCCCGCTTGTATCTACTGTTCCTGATATGCCGTTTGCCGTTGTGATTACGACTGGTCGGACTGTGCCGGATGAGCCGCCTGTTGATGTAGGCGAATAAATACTCCAATGCTGCCCGTTCTTTTTGTACACTCGCAGACTGTCACCGGAGCGGTATAAGGTGTCGAGGTTTTTGTCAGAGTAGATTTTTTGGACGTAGGTAAGTGGATCGTAGTTAGCTGAAAAATCCTGTGCAGCAACCATCCCCCTTGAACTTGGACTTACATCTGAAAACAAAAAACCATTATCTGTATCATTAATGGCTAACGTCTTGTCGTATGACCCTAATCCTATACCCTGATTTGGTTCAATAAAAATATAATTATTGTTTAACTGGTCTCTAATTGCTACCGGCCCACCTAATATGAGGTCACCCGTTATTGGTTTCCCCGCAATCGTACCGCTTAATGGTATTTTGGTACTGTCTGTGTCGCTGCCGCCAACCAAATGAGCAGTATCAGCTAACCCGTTTAACCTGCCAAGAATAAAGCCTGAACTATCCGGCAACCCTGTAAATGTTCGATACGCGCCGCTATCTATACCACTACCACCGCCCGTATAACTAGTCGTATCTTCTGAAAGCGTTCCTAAACTGTCTTTAAGAAGAATTTGCATATTGGCTACAACCCGCCTTCCATAGTAATACGGTTTATCTATAGCACCGGCTGAAATTGATATTGGAATTTTACCTGTACTGTCAGCTACTATTGGTGTACCTCCATTTACGGATACTGAAAAAGGCAACGTACCGCTCCTTTTCGGCAGATAAAGCGTACTGTCACCTTGCATGTGATAGGACTTTAGCGCAATCGAACCGGGATAGGCAAGACTGTTACGAAGGGTAAGGTAGGGCGTTGCTACCTGGTCTTTATTTAGGAAAGTACCTTGTGCGCCAGATGCGGTTCCGGTTATCCATACGTAAGGGAATGGGCCGGTAAGTGTTACTGATTGGTCTGTCGCCGTGTTGCCGAGGTCGAGGGTTTGTTGAAGGGTTTGGGAGGAGCCCGACCCGCCGGCATCAATAGCCGTCCATTTGTACCCAGCCCAGGTATAAAATATATTATTTCTTGCAATGGTGTCTTGCGGACGCCTGGTAATTGCGCCTTGGCGGATCGGGGTGTACATGGTATCATAAATCGGTGCGTAAAGCTCCGTGTTAGCCATTACCCCGTTATACCGAATGCCCCTCGACGCATTAGGCTGTGCGAAACTGCCGACCGGCTGCTGACTAAAAGCGGAAAATGATACAGCAGAGAGCAGTATAAAAAAAAGTGATTTCATGTTAAATTGAAGTTAGCAGGGCACGGTTTGCCATGTTCAGGTATTGTATAACACTAGCCAATAGGTTACAAACTAGCAACGTACATAGGCTCGGGTTGCATAGTTTTTCGGGCGTGTTTCGGTGCCTGTATTTGCGTCTGTTGTCTTGCTTGTACTGCCTGGTATCATTACACTTCTATCATTCGCATTGTCGGAAAGACCAGTTTGATCGCCGGGGTTGTATTCGTGTGTATGTGGGCCTACCATATCAGCTTGATATTGGCCGGGTAAGCGGGTTCCGTCCGTTTGTCGCTCGAAAAGGTCTCGCAGATCCGGTACATGAAAGTTGCCGCTGCCGTCTGCTAAGGAATATTTGTATTTATTGTCGCCTGTAGACCATGCCGCATAAGTAACAACCTCTCCCGAAGGTAACCGGTTGACATAATCGTAGAATAGACGGGCCTGCGCTGTGATTGTGCAGATAGTACCGTCGAGAGGTATTTTATTATACACTAATGTAGATCCGGCAAATTCAGAAACCCTTTCACCCACAATTTTAAAGTTGCCGTCTGCGTTCAAAATGTGCCATTCGCTGCCTATCCGGAATATTATCAAACTCTCGCAAATACCCATGTAAAGTTTAGTCCGTGCCCCTTGCAACCAATCAATTGCCCCGCTGTCAGAGCTAACGATGGCGGCGCAACTATGACTTATCCGGCCTGTTTTAATGTGTAGCTGTCGAAGCTCTACAACGGTCGAAATGGGCGGCAATGTAACTTCCAAATAAGGGCTTGCTCCTTCAATCAGGATTAATTTTGTCCCGAAATCTGTAGCTAAAATTGTAGCGTTTGCTGTGATGGTCCGGACGGACGTAAAAGGTAGGTTTATGACGGGCGCGGATGGCAGTACTTTCGGCTCAAACTCAACCCAATACTTTTCATACGGCGAAATAGCATCGGTTAGGGTGAGTATTCCGGTTACAGGGTCCCAGGTGTAATTTTCTGCTGATAATGTGAACTGTGTGCCAAAGCCAACCTTTTCCAAATGAATATCCCAGGTACGCCAATCATCCGTTCCGCTTGTGCCGTCCATCGTTACGGTGTTGGCCGCGCTGACCCATCCCGGCGTAAAATCGGCAACTATTTCTTGCGGTGCTTTTATCTCGATTGACCCGGCTGCGGGTAAGGTTATAATTGCATCGGCAAGGGTTTGAATATCGAGGGCTGAACCGTCTATTTCAGTCCAGCGAAAAAAGTAGGATTGTGATGGTTCAAGGTTGTAAAAAGTCCACTGCCTTTGCGGGTGCGGGGCATCGTAAATAAGACTGTCAACAATGGCAAGTCTGTCAGGTTCTTTGTATAGATTTATGCGTGTCCTGTTGACTGTAGTTAGGTCTGTCGTTACGATGTTAAGCGTTGCCATGCATGGCAAAGTATTGAATACATGGTAAGGTGTTGGAGCGGTTTTGTAAGGGGGAAGGGAGTGTTATAAAATAATTTGCAGTTCTTCCCCGGTTAAAGCAAAGTATAGGTTTTGGAGCTGGTGTATGTGCTTTATTGGCTTACCTATTCTATTTAATTCGCAAAGGTATTCATCACCAATACTGCATAGGCAGTAATTTTTACTTAAAATAACACTACTAATTGAATAGGAATTAAAATCACCGTCAAATTTAAACCCTGCCTTTTCAAGTATTTCTGGTGTTAGTGGGATGGGCATTAGCCTAATGCATGCTATTTCTTCCTGCTCGCCACATGACCAATATTTTACTTTGACTGAATTTTGAAATATCACTTTCACTTCATAAATCCTATGGTTGTTTCGTTCGGCCACCTTATTTCCTATTCGTAGTTCGTTTGCGGGTATCATAAGGCTAGTTTTTGTTTTTCGGAGCAAATCTTTGTGGTAAATAATGTCCGTTCTTATCAACCCACAGAATGCTTTCGCCAGTAAAATCAGCTATTTGCTGATATACAAATGGAATGCAGTTCTTTACATACTCATCCATTATTGGAGAAATGTTTTCCTTATTTAATTTACAGCTCCAATTAGCCTTTGCAATAGGGTTATTCTTGTCTTTTTGTAAAATGAAATCTACTTTTATACCGTTCGAAAAAGTATAAGATGTTTGGATTGTAAGCATATCAAATAAAACGGGCTAACCCTATACGTGTGCTTTACGTCCACTCCAAAAGAGGAATTGACCACGTAAGAATTAGCCTTATTTTAAATTAGTTGTTGCGATAGATAAATTTTGGATGAACGTAAAGCCGTATAAAGATAATAAAAAAAGCAGGCTTTCACCTGCTAATAATTACAAGATTGCTACGATCCATCTATTCCGGTTCAATCACAATAATACTACCACCTTGTCCGAACGCTTCCCCGTCTATTGAGGCAAGCATAGCCCTTTCGCCTTGTGTGCCCGTATCGGTAACAGAGAAGTCAAGCAGGTTATTAGACCGGCGTAAGCGCACAGAATAAGCATTAAAAGGCACACCGCTTCGTTCGCTTTTCTCCCACTTCGAATCGTTGGGGAAAGTAATTCGCGTTCCTTCAATATCGGTTCTGTCTAAGCGTAAAATATTATTCAACTTTATTTGCATCCAGTCCGGTATGCCGTACGGATAGCCGAAAAGCATAACTCGATCCGTGTAAGTATCAAAATCCAATACCTGTAGCCGGTTTTCTTCCTGGTAATCGGTTGAACTACCTTCCCCACTTTCGGTTCCCCACATTGCCTCAACCCTGATCATTGGGCGGTAAGTAGTGAAGTAAGCGTTTAGTTTATTGTAGGAGTTCCAGTAGTCGAAAATGTATGTGCCCTCGTGCCGCTCCGCAAAGTGCTGAATAGTTGAAAGGGCAAGTTTTACGCTGTTGGATCGTAATTCATAACAATAAAAGCCTTCGCCATAACTACCGATTGTTGCCCCTATCATTACTTCAATTTCCATTATTGCGAACGGGCTGCGCACTGCAGGATTAGCAACGATTACCGAAATAACGCTTGTTACCTCTTTCCACTTGAACAGACCCGCCTTCCCTGCCGGAATGGCTTTGTATAGGAATAGTTCTACAGTTGATAATCCATTTACGATGCCTTGCAGCTTAACCGTGTCGTCAAATTCCCATTTCTGGACATAGCCCGGTTGGATGGCAAATTGATCGTTGCGCAAATGCTCCCAATCGTCGTAAATGTCTTTGTATTTGTACCGGCTGTTTAGCGTCTTATCGTAATAAATAAAATGCACCGGGTTGAGCGGGGAAAGTCGTAATGTATTGTTCATGCCGTCTGATATATAAAGTCCTTCGTCTGAAAGTTCCTCAAGCGTTTTGAGGTTGTTGTTTGCGCTAATAAGCAGCTCCCATTCCTGCGCGTCGTTCGTCGCCGGTTTAGCCGTCATTTTGCCAATAGGAAGCAGGAATATTTCAAAGCCGTTGTAAACTATCCTGACATTTCCCGCGCTGTTCAGGTTCGTCATTGTCTTGCTAAACGAAAGCGGGACACGTGAAACAAAAGAGGCTTTGTAGTTAAGAAAGAACGGGGCGGCAAGTTGCGATACTTGTGTATCTGCCTTTTCTGCAATGGTGACCCCTGCTAATGTTGTTACCAGATCCGCGTTTTTGTTACTGGTCTGAAAGGTTAGTTTTTCGCCTGGCAGTTGAAAAAACACAGACCGAAACCATGAACCCCAATTAAGCAGCCGACGCTTTGGTGTCATTTCTTCGATGTTAAACAGTGCGCCCGGTCCGTCAATGTTGGGCGTTATTATTCCCTGTGGGTACGTGTCGTAAACGCGGCGGGTAAGTTTGTAAGGAACATAAACAGACCCGGTAAAAAAGGCTGCTACTGATGGTACTATTTCAACTACTACAATGTCAAGATCGCTGCCGTTTACTGTTGCGGAAACGACAGTAAAAGAGAAGTGGTTAAAACTCTCAAGGTCTGTGCTAACCGTTTGAAATATTTTACCGGCAGGGAAAAGCGAAATGTTTGCGGCCTGATCGTATAGTTTTATTGTTTTTGTGGCAAGTATCCATTCTATACCAAAAGTGCCTGGTATTTGCGCCTGCGGGGTTACGTTGACAATAAATGCTTCATTATCGCTTTTCGCATCGGTCGTGTCTTTGTTGTTTAGCTTGCCCCGTAAAAACTCTATACCGTATGGGTCGCCCCTTGCATCGCTGATTAGATCAATTTCGCCTTTTGACTTCGCCGGCGTAGCCCATTCTACCTCTGTATTTGTTTCTTTAAGTCCGTTGCGCTCGTCGTATTCCTGCTTTGGCCAACCTAGTTTTATGGTCTTAATAACCGGCTCCGCGTTAGGTTTTATTTTCAGATCAATTACTGCGTCTAGGTCAAAAATAGTTACGTTGCTTGTGCTGCTGTACCTTAATTCTCTTTTTTCGACGTAGATCACATTGCCGATAATGGTAAGGGCTAAACAGTATTCCGTGTCGTAATCTGTCCACCATTCTTTAAACGACTTTTTTATTACCGCTCCGGGAAGTCCGCGAAGTGATTGCCCCGACGTTTGTACGAGGTTTGAATGAGCGGTTAGAAAATTACTTTGCACACTGTACGCGGTGTTCCACTTCTTTACAATCAGGTTTGCAAGTGCTAACGGGGTAAGGAAGGAAGCGGTAGACGGGGTATTTTGGGAGTTGAAGGAAAGAGAAACAGAAGTGACCGGGCTTATGGTAATGATGTAGTTTCCAAATCCAGGCTGTTTTACATTGCAACCTATAAATATTTTATCCCCGGCAAACAGGTTTACATCAATATCGTATGAAAATGTGAGCGTTTCGCCTATGTCTGACGCCTCTAATGGTAGTGTCTGCGAAAGGTATATTCTGTCCCATGTGGTTTCGGTAATGTTGTAATACAAGAATAAATCAATAGTTGAGTCTATAGACCCGACTTCCTTTACCGTATAGGAAAAAGTAATTTTTAGACTATCAATGTAAATCGGGCTTGTAGTCTCGAAAATGTTATTCCCAGGTGACGTTTCGGTTAAATACTCAAGTACGGTATGACTGCCGGTTAAGTCAATTTTTTCAGGTTGTTGCGTTCCGGATATTACACCAACGCTGTCACCTTCATTGTTTAAAAAGACTATTGGCAAAATCCACAAACCAAAGTCCAGGTCGAATGAGTAACTATTGTAATTATAGGTGTCAAATAGCCTAACGCCATCAAATAAAACCTGATCCCCAACTAACGGAAACTCGTAAGTTATATCTGCATTATTGTCTAAGTCCGATTGCAGCCCGCCCGTCTTAGCGTTTACCGTAACGCCTATGCCGGGTTCATCCAGCACATTGTTAAGCATGTCAATCTGACCCTTGTATTCAAGTTCATACAGGCCTTGTTTGCCATCCGGATCAATGAATGCTGAATTGTATTTGCAGATTAAAACGTAAACTTCTTCATTGTAGCCTTTGCCCCGGTATAATAACCAACGCAAAATACTTGCCCCGTCCAAAACGTACTGCATCGGTACAGATAGCGCCTTCATGTTCGAAAAGTACTTGCCCGAAACATCGAACGACATTTCAATTTCCTGCCATCCGATTGGTTTATTTTGCAACGGACGCGGCATGGATTGGGACTGAATAGATCCGTCCGCTGCCTGAAAGTAGCTGCGGTTGTCTTTATCCAGCAAAAAGTAATAAAAATGTTCGTGCATTCGCGGCAATGTAGGGTGAGCGAGTTTTTATTAATCGTCTATTTTATAACATCGCTACCACAGTGAAAAAATAAACGCTACATTTATTCCCCTATGCGCAACTATGAAGATAATTTCTGGAATGACCGGGTGTTGCCCGCTTTGGTTATTGGAATTATTATCGCTGCAATTGCCGGTATTTATCAATTGGGTGTTTATTTGTTTAAGTGATTTGTTTTAAAATGAAGCTATTTCTTTTTCTGTTTTTGCCTTTATTCTCACTTGCCCAATCAAAGCAGACAGACATTTTACCAATGGTAAACGGCATGGCGGCTTATTCAGATACCATATCTATTGCCGGCGCCACAAAGAATGATTTGTATAACCGGGCTAAAAGGTGGGTGTCCAAGCAATACAACTCACCTAAAGACGCGGTTCAAGTTGACGACAAGGAAGCTGGTGAAATACTGATTAAAGGCGTCTTTTCGGTAGATTACTATACGCGATCGCCTATTATCTACCATACGCTTTCTATTTCTGTAAAAGACGGTCGTTACAAGTATTATTTGACTGACTTAAATTACTCCGACAATCAAAACAAAAATTTCGCTATTGAGAACTTTCCTAAAAGTTGGAGCGGACAAAAGAAACTGTTTTCCGGATTAAACCAACAAGTAGAAACTTTAATTAATTCCTTAGTCAAGGCAATGAATGAAAGCGGTAATGATTGGTAGGCCTATTTGTAATAATTACGTGTGTAAATGCTCCATTCCCGGCTATCTTTTATGTAGTTCTTTACTATTACTCCTTTTTGATTGCCCTTTTTAGTCACGGTTATTAGTTGTTCTACCAAGCCCTCTAATTTATCCGGTTGGTTGCGATTTGCGCCCATTGCTTCCGCTGTTCTCTTAGCCATTGACCGGTACATTGCCTGGTTAATTTCGTCTTTACCAATAGGTGTAATGTTGGTGCCACGCGGTATGAAGGCAACCGTTTCGCTGTCGGCAATAAAGGGCTTTTGTCCTGGCATATCTACTATTTCCGGTCCGTCTTCTCCATAAACCCCGACGTGCCCGGTTGCGGCGCTTTTTAAACCCTTTGCGTATCGGGGCAACGGTGTCGCAATTGCGACGGCTAATTGTGCTGCTCCTAATACCCCGGCAAGTATTGCCAATGGTATTGCCGGCAGTGCTTTTACTACCGCAGCGGCGGTGTTGATAATGATATTCATAATCGCTTGCGCCTTGTCAAACTTCGCCTTCTTTAAATCGGCTTCCCTGTTTTTACGGTCAAACTCTGCTTTTTGCGCCTGTCGTTGCGCCTCAAGTATTTTTATCTTATCGGCCTTTTCTGTCTCTGAAAGTGTGGAGCCGTTTATCCTCTCTAGTTCGTTATCATAGTTTTTTTGCCGTTCGTCCTCAACTTCCTGTAAAGCGTTTTTTTCTTTGGTTACTCCAATATTGATAACGCCGCCAAGTATATCCGCAACCTGGTTAAACCTGTCCTGAAATTCACCTAAGAATTTTATCAGGTTCTCCCTTCTTTTTGCCTGGTCTTTATCGTCGGCAGCTTTGATCTTTACGCCTAATGCTAACCTGGCCTCCGCTAATTTCTTTTCAATTTCCAGCCGCTTATCTGCGTTTTCCTGCGTGTTTGCAACGCCAATAAAGGCGTACTTCAGTTCACTTTCATAGCTGTCAATTTGGGCTTGTATAGACTTTTCAGCGTAGGTTTCCTGAATGTCAAGTAGCTGTTCCTGGTATTCCTTTTCGCTTATTTTACCCAGCGCAAAGAAAGCAAGTAGTTTCGTTTGACTTGTTGCAAAATCTTTTGCAGCTACGGTTTGACGAAAAGATAGATCGTCTTCGTATGCTTTTGTTTGTTCGTCTCTGAACTTATTTAGTGCTTCGGGGGCTCCCTCTAACAGTTCTTTGTATGCTTGTTTGAAAGATAGTTTCGGTGGCTTTAGTTTATCCTCAAATGCCTTGATGCTATCTTCTAGTAGGCGGGTATTTACGGGATTTAATTCAAAAAGTATTTGTTTTACTACCGGGCTATTTTCATTTGCGCCAATCTTAAATATTTCATCTAACGTTTTTTTGTAAGCCTTTACTCTCTCCAGGTCTGCATCAGTATCGCCAAGCAGCCCCGTTACTTGTTGCTTATCAATTGAACTCAACTCCTTTCTTAGTTCTTTTAAATAATCTGAAATTGTTTTTATTTTCTTGCCCTTATCTTCCTTTCCTAAAAGGTCATCCAATTGATCTTGCAGTTTTTTTCTGGCAGATACAAGTCCTGGTATTTTCTTTTCTAATGTTTCGAAGTTTATTTGCTTATCTAGTTCGTCAATCTCTTTTTTAAGGCTTTCGACAACACCCAACTTTACATCTTCACTTCCGACTGCTTTAAACTTACTCTTAAATACGTCTAATGATGCGGTTACTCGTTTGTTTGCTTTTTTTAGTTCATCTTCTACTCCTACTAGCATTTCTTGGATGTCCGATTTCGGCACCTCTAAATTCAACACAGACGCAGTAAAATTTATCCTTCCTGTTGATGTTTTCATTTTATTCAGAAACTTCAACTCTTCTTCGCTCAAGTCATCGTAATTAGTTTTTACGGCTACCAACCTCTTACGCAAAAGATCTTTAATTACTTCAAGTTTGTACACTTCTTTTGATGCATCTGCCTGTATAGCTCCCGCTGCCTCTAATTCGGCCTTCCTTCTTAACAAATTTACATAGTCATCAAGTATCTTTTTCCCTTCGTCTGTCGCGATATTTGCTAGCGTCAACCCTTGTAGGAACTTAGGGTCTAAAGCAATCAAATCTGTAAGTGCTCTTTTTTTATCATCCAATGATGCGTTTCCGTCCTTTATAACCGCTGTCAATCCTTCAACCTGCGATCTTTGCGCTCCAAAACTTTCGATTGCTTTTAGATTTACCTGCCCCAATACTTTCATTCTTTCCGCAAAGTCAACTACTTGTCCAATTGCTTCTTTTATGTAGTCAATTGTACTTGCAATCGCCTGACCGCCCAATAGGAATATTCCACTTATTCCCAAACCGGGAATAATATTGGCAAGGATTTTTAAACCGCTGTAAGCCTTGCCCGCTGCTGCAGTAAACTTTTGGGTTGCGGTGGTTCCTTTGTCTACATCACCTGCGTAATTGCCGACGTTACGTTGCGCTCGCCCTGTACCCTTTTCGAGTTCTTTAACCTGATTGGTCAAGCCCGCCGTTATTTTCTGCAGTCTTTGACCGCTTGCGCTTGCCCTTTCTACGGGGCTTTGGTTATCATACACTGCATTCAACCGGATCAATGCTGCCCGCCTCTGCTCTAATGAACCCTTAACGGCGTTCTGCTCCCTTACTTCATTTTTTAGCTGTGCAGCACGTTGCGACGCCAATAGTTTATCCTCGACCTTTATTTTCAGATCCCTTTCTTCTTCAATTCTTAGTTGCTCCGCTGACTTCTTTGCAACGTTTACCCCTTCAGCGGCTTTTCTGTTTGCGTTGCCCCATGCGGTTGCGGATATTGCGGCCTCGGCTTGCTCTCTATCCAAATCATTAACAGCGGTTCCGGTGGAATTTGCTGCAGGTTCGATTACCGACCCGTCTGCATTTAGGTTGGTGGTGAAAGGAATGTCTGCACTTGCTTTTTTGGCTGCGGCTTCTTTTTCTCTTTTAGCCGTCAACTTATCCAGTTCCTTTTGAATAGCTAACATTTCATTACGCTCTGCCTTATCCATAGCAATCTTTTGCTTTTGGGTAATGCCGGTTTGCGTAAGTGTTTTGCCGTATTCGTCATAGCTCTTTTTTACTGTGGTGACCGCCTGCGCAACTTCCTGCGCTCCTTTTTTAGATGCCGCAAATCCTGCAGAAACGTCAATAAGGGAAAAACTTTTGGTTACATTATTCCCGGCGTCAACAATACGCTGCATTTGCGCCAATACTTTTTCGGCGTCTGCCTGGGTTTTTTTGTAATCAAAACCAATGGATAATATGTCCTGCTCGATTGGCATAGTTGCTATTTTTTATTAACTTTATTCCTTATGACTTTAATTTCACGCGCTGCGGACTGTTCAATCCGGACTTTCGTTTCCTGCAAGTTTGACCGGAGGTTTAGCGCCCTGATTATTGATGGTGAACCAACAGAAATCGAACTTTTAGAGGCATTTGACAGCATCGAAACCGAATACAATGATCTTATCGGAAGTGTGCCAATGCAACTAAGAAAAATGAATGAGGTAAACAGGCAAATATTAAGAAACGAAGCGGTTAAACTCCACATGTTTGCAATAAGCGAGATTGTGCGACGGATATTTGACACGGTGCCGGCGTATGCAATGATGGCTGACGAAGCGGATATACATTTAGCCCGCCCAATAGCAGCGGTGCAGGATCTGATCGAAAAATTAAGACCATTTGGAGTAAAAATAAAGTGGACAAAAGACATAGAACAGTTTAAAAAGTCTATAAATAAGGCGGCTACACTCGAAAAAACACAGATAGTAAAACTTAAAGAACTAAAGTCGGAATTAGAGACAGTTGAGGCACAAGTAACGACTTCACCTAAACACACCCGCGCCGACTTCGCTAAACTCAAAATTGCCGTTCAGTCTATGTTGGGGTATAATATTTCAGAAATTGAAACCAACATGTACGACTACGGTATAATGTGCAATTCGTATCTTGAAATGGTTAAAAACCAATCCCCCAATTAAACACTCGTTACTTTTTGCCTGTACACCTCTAAAATCTCCGGTCTGGTAATTTCCTGTATAAAGTCGCGGCGGCTGTCTACATTCAGCCCAACCACACCAACGCCGGACCGCTGCACCATCTTATCGAACTTAAACGAAGGCGAAGTAATCCGGAACTTGCTGCCCTGTATTTGCGCGGCAAGTGACTTGTATAGTTCGCCCGTGTTGAAAAATGTCACCCTGTCATACACCCCCGCCAATCCCGTCTTTTTCTTCTTTTCGCTAATCGTAAACGCGGCGTATTGCGGGTAAATCTGCTTGCCCTGGCTGTTGATGCCTTGCGCTAATTGGCTTGCCTGTAAATCTGCTAACTTACCCTTATTATCGGTCACTATCTTAACCAACTCTTTTGAAAAAGAGAAGGACTGCAGCGCTTTGATTTTATTTTGAAGGTGGGTTAGCATAAAGCCTTTACCCGCTTTTTATTCCACTTTATTTTACCCATTACTACCTTTCCTATTGGCAGAAAGGCGCACGGTTGAAATATTTCTTTTGTTTTAGTGTCGTACTCCAAGCCCTTAAAAATCTTTTCTATTTGCGCAGCCAATAAGTTGTTGCATGAACTTGATAACATGGTTTAAAATTTTAATGGTTTAAAATTACCAAAAAAGCCAACCAGTTACGGGTGGCTTTTTGCTTGAAAGTATCGGATTAAAACCGGGTGTTTATGCTGTTGTAGTGAATGCTACCCAACCGCTGGAAGTTCCGGAAATCTCTACGCCTGCATTCAATGGAATTACCCTGACCCAATAATTTGTTGACGGTGAAAGTTCCCCTGTTAACTCATAGCTTGTGCCTGCTGTAGTATCGGTATAAAACATTCCCGTTTCATCACTATTTGTTGAGAAGGAAACCGAATAACTTGTAGCATTTGTTACCTGCCCCCATTCTACAGTAACGTCATTAGCTTCGGGTGTTATATCTAGCTCCAGAGGTAACACTTCGGGAGAACTTGCGTTAGGAAACTACTATATCAACCCCATTGCCGCTTGCATCATATCCAGACACGCTGTTAGTAAGCCATACGGAAGGCGCTGAACCAACAACATTATAAGTGTGCCCTGCTATGATCGGCGCTGTAATTTCAACCACGCCGCCCACAACTGCAACGCCTGTAGGTGTTATTGTGCTGTCGTCCGCTGTATCGGTCACAACGTATAGTGCTGCAAGGGCAATGTCAGCACCGTATGTGTCAACCAGGTCAGTATGTGCGCACTCTGTACGAACTCCTATTTTTAGTTTGCCGCTTGCGTTTACACCGCCTGCGAATACCCCAAAAGACCCGGCAAATGTACCTGTGAATAGAGGGGCGATATTTTCTCCGTTAAGACTGGAACCGACACTTATCGGAGCTATTAGGGTGATAATGGCACCTGTACTTGTTGCCGTGTAACCCCCGTTCGTTGATGTAGCAGTATTGATAGCGTTTTTAATCTTCGTTGCCATCAACGTTAAGGTAGTTTCAGAAGATGTTTTTGTAACTACTCCGCCGCTGATTGTAACTGACCCTGTTTTCCTGACGTTAACCGTGTCGCCATCGGCTCCAAGTGTTGTTAATGTGATGTCGCGGGTTGCTGACGTTGCTACGCTAATAATCGTTGCCTCTGCCGCTTTTGTTATTTCTGTGTCGATCAAGCCGTTGAAATCGGTAATGTCTTCGCTAGACTGTATCAGCTCTGAATGCCTTATGTACTCGTCCTGCGAAACTCCAAGTATCAAAGTATTTTTGAACTTGGCCGATGCACTTGCAGGAATGATAGAAGATGAAATGTCAGAGGATTTTAGGCCCGAATACGTGCCGTCGCTGTTAAGGCGAACTAACATCTTACTATCCTGGTCAACCGCAATGAAGCGATATCCCTTGCCCTGGAAACCAAGTAAGGCCTTAGCCAAACAAAGACCACCTTCTTCAAAGGTGTATGTCAGCGTGAAACCGCCCGCCCTTAAACGGCTGTTAATGCCGGTAATCGGGTTTGTTTCAGTTATATCGCTTTCGTTGGCAATGGCAAAATCAAAAATTCCCTGTAATACCGGGTAAAAGCGAGAAGATCCGGCTGCGTGTATTCTTGCGGTAATAAATGCGACCGGGTCTGCCATATCCTCTGCAGTCCATGTGTAAGACGGATGCATAATAAATATGCCCTTCGCAATACCCAAAGCGGCACTACATTCGACGCCTGTATTCGAAACGCTGCCTTCTGAAATGTTGCAAGGATTTATGAGTGTTGCCATTCTTTTCTTAGTTTAAACATTTTTGATTAAAAGTGATTTTCAAATTCCTTATTTCGATCCCGTCCAAAACGTCCGAAAGTAGGTAGCCATCGGGACCATAGGCTGCCGGGTTTCCCCAATGTGGGCGGTCTATCTTTTCATGACTTAGTTTACTTACTGATTGAATTACCGTGTACTGATTTTTGTAAATCTGCTTTAGCAACTCTTCGTAAATCGGATAAAGGATAGGTTTAAAAACCTTTGTGTATCTATCCTCTGTGTAATCCGTTTTACTGGTATGATAAACGATCATCAATTGAAAAGAACCTTCGCCGTAATACCCTCCGCTATCTCCCCTGCTTTCTACGAAGTCCTGAAACAATGCGACTAACGGGTATCTGTCAAACTTGCCTGTTGTCATCTTCGCAAGCCCTTGTAGCTTTGCCTGTATCTCTGTATAATGTCCTACCATGTAATGAACCCCTGTTATAACTGATTGAACCGTTTGCAGACTTTCAGTCATGCTTTCGCTAACCTTAGTCACAATATCCCGGAAAATGTCAACTATGTAAACAGGTTCTTTGGTCATTAAAATGTCGTTATATACCTATACAAACTGTAATTACCTGTATGTATCGAATTGTCGAAAGTGTTGTAAACCGCGCTATTTACTTGAACGAACGATCTTAAAATCTGGACACTATCTACCATTTCGTTCCAGGCCTTTCGCATTTTGTTTGCCGGGTTGACCCTGTTGCTGTTTTCTGTTTTGCTTTCCGTTTCGCCGGTTCCCGTTGTGCTACTCATCAAATTGCGCATGAACCAATAATAAACGTAATTGGCAATGAGGCTTTTCTTTTCGGAATTGACTACCAGTGTAGCATCTTCGTTTGGAATGAAGCTGACAACAAAGTATTCGTTCGGCTCAAAACTGGCGTCGTTAAGCAAAGTCCAAATTCCGGTTACTCTATCCCAAGTATATTCAATGCCCCTTTTCTGTGTACCAAAGCCGATCTTTTCTACTTTAATGTCCCATGTACGCCAATCAGGTTTCCCGTCCGTTCCGTCAACCGTTACCGTGTTTACCGATGAGGCGAATCCCGTTGTTGTGCCGAATTTTATTAAGGCGTCAGGCTTTACTATATACCCGTTCAAAGAGCTTGCTGTTATGCTACCACCTTCTAAAAACCCTTTCCATTTTGACAGGCGATTTGAATAGGTAAATTCTGCCCCGGTTAATAGGTCAACCCATAGTTGTTCTATTGGGTCTGCCGTTAATCCCGCTTTGAATAGCTTATACATTTCGTACCCCAGCAGGGCGGTAAGTAGCTCATCCTCGTACTTGACAATAAACCGGTTCAATTCTTCTAAAACCTCCGGCTTGTCTATGTTCGGAATATTTAACTCACCAACGAAAAATGTATAGTCTGTTAAAGGCATTATTTACTTTATGATCTTTGCGATACCCTTTGCTTCCAATTCTTCCGCCTGCAATACATGTACTTCGATAGTGTCGCCGTCTTTTAGATGCTTCTTTTTAGCATAGTCTTTTGGGTAAGCGACTTTCATTTTTACTACGTCGCTAAACCTGTAAACTTTATCGGTTGGGTCTAGTTTTTTTTCTCCTTCGTTAACTATCATATAGAAAAATTATTATGGGTTCCATTGTTCATGGCACCCGTTTTATTTTATGCTGTTTCCAGTGCGGTTTTGATCGTCGCGAATGTGCCCTTTGTTAAACCACCAAGTTTGTTTGTTGATATGTAATCGTAGAAGAACTGCTCAACAACAACTGTAAATTGGTTTTTTATAAGGTCATCATTCACATAGCCAATCTTTACAATCACGTCCCCGTAAAGGTCAACGTTGTAGTTGTTTAAATCCCCAATCAGGAAGGTTCCTGCAGTGATCCGGGGGTCAACAATGACTGTCCCAAAAGCGTATGTGTTACCGTTCCAATCGAAAGGAGGCATGACATATTCGCCGGTAGTTGTTTTTTGCAGCTTCATGATCCAGGCATCAGCCGGATTTAGGAACAGTACATTGGGATCTCCAAAGTAAAGCGCCTGTTGCCCTGCGATGGCTGCACCAATTGCCGCGTAGTTGTCCGCGTTGTCAATTTTGGCGTTTAAGCCTGTGTACGAAAAAGTTGGCGCTGCGGAAATAACGTCAGCTAAAATTATTGATGCCATTGCGAGTCTTACGTCGCTTTCCATCAGTCGGCGAATGGTAGTGTATAGCTGCGGAAAATCCCTTTCAAACTCGTCAGTAATTGTTGAGTAGCCGGCAGCCTTTTGGTAGGATGCTGATTTGCGTTCAAATCTGTACTGAACCATTGGCTTTGCTACTCCCTCCGCAGTTACGGCAAAGTCGCCCTCCTTGGCCAATTCATCAAACCAAATTAACACGCTAGATGTTGTGCTTCCCAGGTTGACAAAATCAAGAATGAAAGGCTTGCCCCGCCTAATCTCATATATAGGACCATCACCCAATCTTTGCCCGCCCGCAGCGCTTACGGAATTGGTTATTGCCCTGGTGCCGCCGGTGGTTGCAGTGGTGGTTACGCCGGCAGCTTTCAAGGTGAAAGTCTTCATTCCGGTCCTATTTTTCTGGATTTGCTTTAGCTCGTCCTTTGCTTTTTCTAGGGTATCAAGAAAACTTTCCTGGTCTGTTTCAATCCCTGACGCTTTGATCTTTTCGATCTCTGCAGCCTGCTTACGTACAGCTTCGGCGGTTTCCTTAATGGTTGTTTCCTGCTCTGTAGTCGCTCCTTTGCCTTCAAGTGCTTTTGAAATCAGGTTATTGACTTCTTTTTCGGTCAATGCGCCTTTTGTTGCATCGTTAAACGCAATATCCAGAGCCCCTTCCATTAATTCGGCAAACTTTAGCGTTTCGCCTGTCAGCCCGTCTTTTTTTATTTGAAATTTCATCGTTTAGGATGTTTGAAAAATGTTTAATAATTGTTTTATATCGAAATGTCCCTCTAACGGCTGCTTATCAGTGCCCAAAGGCGGCTGCTTATCAGTGTCAAGAACCGGTGTAATCCTGTTTGATCCAATTGGGACCGCTGAACCTTCAATGGCTTTAGCCTCCGTAACCGCAAAGAAGTAGCTTATATTTTCCGCTTCCTCTTTATTTGCAATCTGGTCAAAGTACTTGTTCCATATCTCAAACTCTACCTTGTAATCCTTGTCGTTAATTGCCATATCTATTTGGATATAGCGCATGCCAACGGAGTGATTTTTAACGTACCCTTTTTTGTATTGATCGAACATAAAAGGGTTGCGCTCTCTTTTGATTGTGGAATTGAATAAAAGCGCCTGCGTTGTGCCTTCAATTTCTACTCCTAGTGTTCGCCAATTTATATTCTTGGTATAGGCCTCAACTTCGTCAGTAATTATCTTTTCAAAAGTCATTGCGTGTTCCTGCAACAAGTACACTTCTTTGTTTTCGGCCAAAGACTTTTTCCAAAGCCCATCAATATGAACGTCCCGGTGCGAATCCATCCACTTAGTTGTATTTATAACGCAAAGCCTTTGAATGGTGTCTACATCTTCTGTGATAGGGTTAGCTTTTACAATTGCACCCTTATCGGTAATGTATAGGTTAGGAAAATTGATAGGGTCAGCATGCTTGACATTGTACTTTTTTTCGGCAATCAATAATCTCTTATTGGTCACCAAAAAATCAAACAATTCTTTGCCCCTTAAATTTTCGTCTATTGTTACCTTCATTTTGTAACTATTTGGCCGGTTTTAACCGCTTTTTCCTTTATTTCTTTGATTTCCTTAATCGTTTTTGGATCAATCTTAACCTGGTTAACTTGCTGTTGATCCGTCGTTTGCTGTTCCATCTGCGTTTGTGTTAGGTTGAGCCATAGTTTTCATACTCAAAACTTCTTTAACCTTTGCCAACTCTTCCGGCTCCATTTCGTAAACCCGCTTATCATACAACGGAATGGCAGTTACTTTTTCATTTCCTGTTGAAACAACCCAATCATTTAAGCTGCAAACACCGTTGATAAACCTCTGCCTGTAGGTTTCGGTGTTTGTCTTGTCTACCTCTGCCTTTTCCTTTTTATTCTCCTGCAGTACGTCTATATGGTCGAAAGAGGCGTGCAGATAAAGTTTTGCTTCATTCAACCCTAATTTGTTGGTAAGGCTTTGCATCATGTTTGCCGCTTTCGGCATAATAACGTTTTGATAAAATCCCCGGTCTGCTTGCTTCTGGTTTTCGAAGGTTGCACCGTCTTTCATTGGCATCAACTCCCTGGGTACTTGCAACGCCGAATAAATTGCCATCGCATCTGCTAAAGTTTCTTCGAACGGCTGCAACTCTGATATTGTAGCGCCAACCTTTACATAATCTATTGGTGCCTCCGTAATCCCAATTGGTGTGCGATTATTGGTTATGCCATAGTTGCCGTTGAACTCGTTGTAAATGCCGTCCTTTTCCTTTGCCGTCAAAGACTGCATACCGCTTTCATCGCTCTTTCGGCTTACTATAAAGCCTAACGCGCCCCGTTTGGTATAGATCACATTCCTTGCTTCATACACGGCTATCAGGTTCGCTATTGCCTTCTTTGCGCTTAATAACGGGCTTTTGCCTTTAATTTTGCGCTGCTCCCAATCTAGGTTTATCGCTCGAATATGAAGCACGTCCTTAGGTTCGTAAAGGTTCTTGTCATCAAGTTTGTACTTACTTACAAGATCCTCAATTGTTGTAGCTGTAAAGAGTTTCAAAGAACTATTCTTAACCGGTTCGATCTTGTCTGCCGGAAGGTTCCATATCGAACTAACGTTTTGATATTTATAACCGACTGCAGAAGGTGTATTAAAAAGCATGTACTCGTTACCGGTTACATACTCATAAACCACCGCTTCATAAATCAACTCTCTAAAATGCTGTAAAGGGTTTGGCGTGTTGAAAAGCCTGTTCCAGTCGGCATCTTTATATTGAACCTGGTCGTTGAATGTCCTCCTTAACTGAAAATCTGCGTTCGCAATCCGGCTTGCGATTGCGTGTATCGGCGCGAATATTTCCGGAACGCAATGAAACAGTTCTACAAAATTGCTAGATGAGTTCGGTCCGTCTACTAGCCCTCTATAATCCCCGCTGTTAATAAACTCATCTGGTCTTGAGAACGTGAATTGAGGCATGAATGCCGCGCGTTCATTGGTAAAGCCAAGCATTGATTTCTGCATATCTGCCTTAAATGTTTCTTCCTTCCAATAGGATGGTTTGAATATATTTTTAAGGCTTTCACTGAATTTCATTTATTAACATTGCGGAACTCAAATTCTTATTAGCACCAATATTAAATAAGATTTTAGCCGCTCGTTTTGCAACAACGTAACAGGGTTGACGATGTTATAAAGAAGGGTTTAGGGGAACAAAAAAAGCCGCAATTAAGCGGCTTGTATATCAAGCGATACGGGTTTTATAGTCACATGCTACACGAGCACCTAACGACCACTGTCGATACCTTCATTAAACTTCCTCAATCAATTCCACACCGCAATCTTCTACACAAATAACGCTGATATGGAGTTTACCTTCTGCGTTTACTGTCATTACGATGGTGTCCTGTCCGTTATGAATTGTCTGTTCCATAACCTTTAATATCAATTTGGGTGCCGTGGTTACCCGATACGGCTAACCGGCAAACTCTTTTACTTTTCTTATTTCTTTAGCCGCTTTTACTAAAGCTCTGCATACATAATCTTCGTCAACTTCTCTTTTAGGTATAGAGTATTGATATTTAGTAACATTTATTCCGTAAAGAGAGCCGACTAATACTTCTAAATTCTTTTTGCCTATATCGTTTTTAAATTTTACCTCTAAGCCTGCGTCAAGCAGTTCATTAATAGTTTCCAGTAAATTTGCCATTGTAATTTGATTGTTTGGTTACTTCAAATTTACAACAAAAGCCCCGATAGTCTTACTATACGGGGCTTTAATTATTTGGGCTGCTTTTCAATAAACCCCTTCCTTTATATCCCTTTCGAACGGGTGTGGCGGCTTGCCATCTTCCAGATACTTGACGATCAAATCCGCTGCTGCCTGGCTATCGGTAAAGAAATTATCACAGCCGTAACGGGACCGCTCAATTATCGTTTGTACTGCTAATTTCTGTTCGTTGCTAACTGTCATAATTGTTCAGCCTTTAACAGGCCACAGGTGAGGAAATTGAGTTTGATAGTAACCGGCACACATTTCGCTTACGTCCGGGGCGTCATCATGTTTGTTCATCTTGCCTGGTTCTTGAATTTTTAGATATGATGTAAGGTTTCGCATAAACTTTGCATATTGCGGAAAATTTTCATAGTCATCCCTAAAAAGAAAGTGATTTTTGATGAAGCTTGCCCGGTTGCTGATCCTTGCCAGTTTACCGGTCCGGGGTCTTAGCATCCTTACTTCGCCTTCAAATCCCTTTTCCTCAAGATCATTCCGAACGTTAATAGCCGTTTCCTTCCACCCTAAAACACTTTCGATACCCACATTGCTTGCCTTGCTTTTAAGTACCATATCAACCAAAGCCGGTTCATTAAAGTCTGCACCGTCCGTGTTGTAAAGTACATTGACTATGTAAATCTTATTTCCTATCAGCCTACTATCCAAACCGGCAAAATCATCTCCGCCACGGTCTGCAGGATCTGCGCAGACGTAATTGTGATCGGGGTCGCTCAAAGCCTTTTCTAGTTGAGCAAAGTTGTAAAGTAAAAGTTCCTGTAGTGGGAACATTAACCCGGTGCGGGGGTTAGGGTTTAAGGCATATTGTCTTTCATACACCAATTCATTGGCTTTTTTCATTGCTAAAGCCTCTCCCACTGTCATCCTAAATTCCCATAGCGCTTCTCCCGGCATTAAACCGTAATCATTCCCTACTTGGTTAATAACAGGAAGATTTATAAACGTCCATTCATCTTGCTCATCTGCCCGTTGTAAATAACCTATCATATCCATTGGGTGCAGTCGCTGCATAATGACGATTATAGGCGTTTTACGGCTGTTTACCCTGTTCCTTATCGTACTATCAAACCTTTCATTTACCCGCCCTCTTACTGTATCACTGTCTGCATCATCCGGTTTTATTGGGTCATCAATAATTACTGCCCCGTTAAACCCTTCTTTTCCTGTAATAAATTCGTCCAAGTCTTCATCAGGGTCGTCAACCTTTCCCGCTCCGAAACCAGTAACGCTACCGGCTGCAGACCTTGCCAATACCCCGCCGCCAGCTGTTGTGTACCATTTATCTTTCGCCTTACTGTCTTTTTTGATTTGAACTTTTGGGAATAACTGTTGATACTCGTCCGATTGTATTAAATCTTTTACCGTTTCGCTATTATCCAATGCAAGGCTATCAGAATATGAAAGATGAATGAACTTAGCTGCGGGATTTAGCGCCAAACCGTGACTTATAAATGATTTAACGGCCAACTCTGTCTTGCCAAAACGGGGTGGTACTGATATTAAAAGCCTGGTTATTTCTCCTTTCAAGACGCGCTCTAATGCATTGCAGATAATTTCATGGTGCTTTCCTACAACAAACTTTCTTTTATATTGAGATTTGAAAAAGTAACGGGTATGGAATAGCAGCGATTTTAGACATTTGACTTTTGCAACTTGCAGCGTTTCTATGTCTAAAGTTTCTGTCATTTAATGCCCCAATCGGACACGGTATTTTATGAAATGAGGGTAAAGGCACGAAATATGCCGGGGAAACACGTTCTAAAAGTTATTTTCCAGAGCTTCGCTGATTTCCTTAATCTTTTCCGGTGTTAGTTCGGTGTTGTAATTTAGGTTTCTGTTAATATTCTCCGTTTTTTCTCTCCATTTATCCGGCTGTCGGTTCATTAACCAAAACTTAGCGGCGACTGTATCAGGCGGCACTTCTTGCGTCAAATCAACTATTTCTATTTCTTCTGTTTGAGAAATCTTACCGTTGTGGTCGGGCGTTTTTGTAGTTAGTTTTATTGCTTGCTGTACTGTAATTGTGCATCCTTTAGCTCTTTCATATAATGAATTTGCAATTTCCGCATCTGCTTTAGCCTTTCCGTTGCCCACGGACACGGAAAACACTTCATGAACCTTCTTCCATTCATTTATTGTATCCTCGTGTACTTCAAAGTAAGTTCCCAATTCAGCATCGGTAAACCCCAATAAACACAACTTGTACGCTTGTTCGGCGTACTCATCTTTGTACTTTGTAGGTCTTCCACCTTCATTTCCCTCTGCAAACTTATTTCCTTCCGGTGCTGCCATAACCTACCAATATTACTCACTCCCATCACTCCCGCTTACTTTATTTTGTAACAGGTGGGGCGGTGTTAGTTAATTCCGTCACTCAATAATTAAATATGATACCAATTCAACCTTCCTTATCTTTTTGTATATGTCCTTAGCAAAAAGAGAATCTATGCCTTCGTAATACTTCCTTGCCTTAAAGAGAGCATCTTCAATACTTTCCGCTTTTATATAAACAAGAGGTGCAATGCAGCTCGATGTTTCGATTTTGTATAGCATATCATTTTATTGCGCTTGACTTTCCGTAAACATTTCAGCAACCACAGTACAACCCCGTTCAACTGCAAAGCCTTCCATCTCGGATAGTTGCGAATAAAGCACTTCGCAAAGCTGTTTTATTTCGCTCCGTTCTGCCTGGTATGCTGATTTGATCCTTTCGGGCGGGTTAATCTTGTCTTTCTCCGCTCCTACCTGCTGACTAATCCAGTCACGTTGCGTTCCTAGTAGTACGCTTAACGTTTCGGCTAATCCGTCCTTTACCGTTGCACGGTGGTTTTGCACGTATTCCGGATTGCAAAGCGATAAAGCAACCGCAATGAACTTACGACGAAGGTTAGTCTGCTCTTTCAGGTGCCGGATGGTAATGTGGTAATAATCGCAAAAGAGAGACCGGAGCGGGTGAAGGAAAACAACGTCTGTGATGGTTGGCTCTGGTTTATCTACCAGATATCGGTACTTGCTTAAAAATGTAGGATCTTCTGCAGCCTTTCGCCCGAGGTTAAGTAGAACGTATTGAGGTAAATCCGTAACACTCTGCATTTTGTTAGACGTTTATCGAAATTAAGAACTTTATTCTACTTAAATGCAGATTTGTAGAATAAATGTTTAGCTTCTTTTCGTATTGGTTAATGTTTGTTCTAAAACTCCACCAACTCAACCTTTCCGTTCTTATTCTGCTGTGCAAGTAAAGCGGTGCCGCCCCGTTGCTTTATTTCAGTCAGGAAGTCTATCTGTTCGTCTGATAGCTTATCGTTTATCGTCTTGACCTCACAAGCGCACCAATGGCCGGTTCGGGTAATACCAACTAAGTCGCTTACTCCTTTACGTCCGATAAACTTTCGACCTGGTATCGCAATGTTGTTGTTGATCCATACGGTATTGCCTTTTAACGTCAACTCTGTTATCGCCTGTCTGCGAATAGTTGCTTTGTCCAGTTCAGCTACCTTTATCGACCTCATTACTTACTTTAGTTATCTTACTACAAGATAATGAAATTCAGTTGGTTGAGCAATAATAACTAACTGTTATTTTCAGTACCAGTTGCAAACTTTCCTTCCTTAACGTCTTTTTTAAATTGCTCTTTTGAGTTTAGGTACTCACTCCATTTATCAACCTCCTTCACCTCGGATTGCTTTGCCAGGTTGTAGCCGTATTCTGCCATTCTAAACGCATCGTAACGGGCTTGGTGTAAAGTTTCCGGTATCACTACTATGTAGTCTTTTGCTTCCTGCTCTATCAGTTCCTTTTCGTTCTCTGTCATGACTTTTGGTGTGGTTTAAAATGGGTTAAGCATTGGAATTAAATCCTGCTGAAAATGCACTTTCCAGTATATTGTCAATGTATGGCTGCTTCATTCCTTTGGCCTTCATCTCCTTGACCGAGCTTAGGTAATCATTGCTTTGCTTGTACTCAATAAGCGCCTGTGAATATTTGGTTTTCATCTTATTCTATTTTTGATTGTTTGCTATTTGGTTGGGGTGGGGTACGCCTTCTACGTCAAGTTTAAACTCACGCCGTAGAAAGTAATTAATCTCTTTTAGCTTAAATGGATATGAACCGTGTTTTTGTGAATACAAAACAGGGCTGTCACCATTCAACGTTAGGTGCATCCGATAGTTAAATTTCAATTCCCCAAACTCTCTTTTTTGATTTTGGGCAATGTCAAAGAATAAAGTGTTTCCCGATCCAAATGCATTTACCTTGAAATGATCTATAACGGGCTTCTCATAATACTCCGGCGAACCACAATAGCCGCCCGAGTAAATGAAATCCACAACTTCCTCTTTAGTTAAATCGAACACCGTTTTGTTTCCTACCGTTAGCTGTTCCATAATCGTTTTTGTTTATTGGTTTACTTGGTTGGGGTGGTGAGGTCAATGTCCGAAGCTGTCATAGAGTTGGTTAAAGTCACTTTTCAGTCTCTCATTTTCTTCCCTCAACTCCCTTACCTGATCCAGTGCGGTTTGAAGGGAAGTGGTTTCTTCGAGCCATTCGACAATCTCTCGTTTGTAAATCATCAGGTCATGATAGCCCGTGTTTTCGCATTCTTCATACCATCCTTCTTTGAGCGTTACGGGGTCATCTTCACCATTAATCCAATCAGGCAAATCTTCGTAGTCATCAAATTCCTGCGCTACTTGCTTATCTCTTGCATAAAAACAAGAGTATTTATTGCCTTTTGCATCAAATGCAAATACAGGCTTTGTGTTTGGTGGTAGCTTCCCAGAACATTTTACTACCTGATATACTTTTTCGTTCTGCGACATGGTTGATTATTTTGAAAGGGTTAGAAATGATAAATCAGGTTCTTTGTAGTTTGGGCCTTTTAAAACTTTACCGTCTGCTCTTTTTACTGGCTTGCCATCTCCCCCTAGTTTCGACATATTACTTTCATGCACTGCGTCAAATACCTGCTCGATTTGATCTTGCAAGCCCTCCGTTATTATAGTTCCGAACACAGTATAAAGAATGTCAGCTAATTCTTTTGCTCTTTCTCCAACTCCCAAATTAAAGGCTGCTGCCTCGATCCACTCTTTAACTTCTTCTGACATTATTCTTCCTCTTAGCCGTAACAGTGCCATGTTTTCATCGCTGTCATCATAAGGGTCAGGCTCATTTCTAAATGGCACTTCAAACTTTTTATGCCATTCAATCAATTGGTTAATCTGTTTTAGCATGGTTGATTATTTTTTACTTAATGAATTGGTTTGGTTATTCGAGGTTAAAATCGCATCTACTTCACTTGCTGTGATCTGTCCGGTATCTTCATAGCCTTTTGATAGCCCGTATTCTAGAACTTTACGAACTTGCTCTTTCGACATTTGATTGCCGTTGTGTTCAAATACTCGATAGCTTTTGTTTATCTGCCTTAATGCACCTTTGATGTCTGCGTCCATGTTTGCTTGTTTTATTTTAATTTATTCGCAATACCCTTTAATCGCACGTAGTAGCCCCAAAACGGGCGTCAATTCGGTTTTGATAGAATTGCCCGTTGGAATGGATAGCGGTTGATTTTGGGCGGTACTGGTGCGCTGGGTTGGGGTTTAGGGCATACTATTTAGCTGAAGGCTTCTTTGTCAACCTGAAATAATACGTTTTGCCATCCCCGTACAGTAGAAATTGATTATCCCATAGCGTGTCTAAGTCAACAAGACCGTTTTTCGGTATAGGCAGTTTGTCGATGTAGTGAGTTGTTCCCCACTTTTCGGTAACGCTTGCCATGATCTGCTCGTTTGTTTCTTCCATGTTGTTTTTATTTTACCTCCCCTTTCGTAGTGATTTGGGGGGGGTGAATTATTTATTTAGAAGGGCGCTGCTTCGTCCATGCCGTCGTCGAAGTTTGTTGAGTTTTTTATTGCTTGGCTCATTGGTATTAGCCGTTGTGTGGTTAGTAGCGCGGCCTTTGCAGGGAATTGTGATGAAACCAATTCCATTTCATCAAGTTCATAGAATTTCATCTTTGGTCCGTCAAATCCTATTTTAATTTCTGCCAATTCCCCGTTTCTCCATTTAGAAACTAGAATATCTGCTTCGTTTTCGGTACTGCCTCCATCCTCGTTTGTTTTCTTGCCGCTCATAAAATCACGGTGGATAAAAAGCACCCCGTCTGCATCCTGTTCCAGAGATCCGCTTTCTCGCAGGTTGTGTAGTTTCGGCTTTTCACCTTTTTGCTCGCTTAACCGGTTGAGTTGGCATAGCAGAACAATAGGGATGTTGTATTGCTTTGCCATTAGCTTTATCCCACGGCTGATTTTGCTTACTTCCTGCTCCCTGACTGAATTTTTATTTAGCCCGTCAGTATCAATTAATCCTAAGTAATCGATAAACAGAACATCAATTTCGTTACGCTGCTTTAGCCTGGCCACCTTGCTTTTTATGTCACCTATGTTTACGCTCGCATTGTCCGAAATTTTAATTGGCAGGTTGCTACTTCTATTCATTATTTGATAGAATTTATCCGCTTGCTCCTGGTCGTACATTCTATTTCTCCAAATTCGCCAATACTCAACTTCTGTTATTAGTGATGCCATACGACCCATAATTTGCTTATCATCCATTTCAAGGGTAATCAGTCCTACTTTGTGCCCCTTCTTTGCCGCCTCGACAATCATTCGTCCCATAAAAGCAGTCTTACCCACACTTGGCCGGGCGGCTACTATATACATTCCTGTCGGCTCTAGTCCCCCGGTTATCTTATCTAAATGTCGAAAGCCTGTAGTTATGCCTGATAATTCCCGGTCCTTAACCTCAATCATTTTCATGTATAGATCACTAAGAACCTCATCGAAGTTTTTAAAGTCATCGGTTATCTTTATTTGCCGAAGTTTTACGAGTTTGTCTTGCAGTTCATCAATATACATTAGCCCGTCTTTGCCGTTTGTACCAGACAAGGTTAACTTTAGCATCTCCCTTTCGATATACATTTGCCTAAGAAACAGGGAATGCTTTTCCAGGTTGGCCGTTGAGCAAACTCCTTTAGTTATTTCTGCCACATACCAGGCTGCATTGTGTCCATCGACTATCTGAAAACCTTTTTTGTAAATACAGTATGTGGCCGTGCAAATGTCAATCGGTTCACTCGCTTCCCACATTTCAGACAGCACGTTAAATATGTTTTTATGGTGCTCATAGTAAAAAACATCAGGGTTGATAATACCGTACATTCTTCCAAAGGCGGTGGGCTCAAGTAAAACTGAACCAAGTATCACTTTTTCTAATTGTCTGCTGTAGTGCAATTCTTCTATAAACATTAGTCGTAAGTTGAAAGTTGTTTTTTTAGTTTTTCCTTTTTCTCTCTGTCGGATATTTCTTCAGGTGCAGAATATGAATTGAATGTTTTTAAGGTTGTAGGCGTCTGCCTGTTCATCCAGTTTATGAAGTGGGTGTAAGTATCTGAAACATCTTCGTAGAATTTCTTTCCGTTGAAATTTTGAACCTTAAACACTTTCCAATACCTCAAAACCTTTTCATCATCAACGGTAATCTGTTTGCCTATTTTCAAAAGCTCCTTAACCGCACCTATTTTAATTTCTGGTATTTCAAGCTGTAAATTTTCTTCGTTAGGAAATTTTGGAAAATCCGTATTAATAATACCATTTACATTACCAGTACCATTTACAGTAACAGTAACAGTATCAGTATCATTTACATTACCAGTTGAATTTGTTGAGGTTTGTTGACCGTTGTTATCGTTTGTTGAGCTTTGTTGAATTTTGTTGACGTTTGTTGAATTTTGTTGATTTTCTTCAAACTCCTTCAATATCCTTTTTGTCTCTGCGCTAACCTTTCCGGCCTCACTTCTTGCCTTTTTCTTTTCCTCGTACTTTTTTAGATCCCGCTTCATTTGCCTTTTTATTGGCTCAAAAACAAGATCGACTACCATATCTTCAACTGTTGGGTTTCTATCGTTTACATAGGAAAGAATTATTTTTAACAATACCCCAGCCTTATCGTCCGGCATCTTTTCTACTGTATGGATTAAATCAGCATACAGTACAAAAGACTTTTTATCTTCTGCCATTTCGTGCGTTTGAATTAATTTTAAAAAAATAGTATCCTGATCTATTGGAAGTATCGTTTCAAACTATATCTTTGCACTACCACAGTTGCAAAACAAAGTTTAAAATGCGTTTCCAAAAGTTATAATGGCGTCCCTGGCAGGATGCCATTTTCTTTTAGTATCGTTTAATTTTTAATTGAGCATAGGCGAAACATATTTTAAAAGTTATATAAATTAAATAATGAATATACGGTAGGTATAAAATGAAAATAGCCGCCTTTCGGAGCTATTCTGCGTATAGCAAAAGTATATAAACAAACAATACTAAACAAATAATTATGGCGAAAGGAGCAAAGAAAGGACCGGCAAAAATTGATGCTAATGGCCTGGTGGCAATGTCATTCAAGTTCACGCCGGAAGTAAAAGATTTACTCGAAAAGGTTTCAGCCGCTAACAGGCGATCTTATACTGGTACTATCGAAGTGCTTATTCGTGAAGCAGCCAAACAACAAAACATCACCTAAACTGATCGGGATTTGCGAAGTGGGGTTATCGTTCCAATTTTAAAAGTTTCTCCAATCTGTGTTTACTTATTATGTGCAGACCAATATTCAGTATTGATCCTCCGTTGGGAAATAATCCTTTTTACCTTAGGCAACATGGCAAACTGTGATTTATCTACCTTTCTCTTATCAGATATGGCGGTCAGTTCTGCCGGTAATTGCGGGTTACTGTACTCTCCCGGTGCCCTGGAAAATATTACCGGCTCCGGCATGTGAGACTTTATAATTACTTTTTCTGTAACGGATATTTCGTCCGATTTTGCTTCTACCTTTTTAGTTACGGCATCCGGTGGCGTGGATACCTGGTTTTTTACTTCTTCGCTTTCATTCATCTTACTTTCCAGAATGATAGATAATTCAACATCGCCGTGCGTATTTTGAAAATCAGGCAACCGGGTTGCAATAAAGTTGTTTAATATAAGATTTACGGCGTCTGTCTTTGCCTCGCACCGTTCTCTAAATGAAGTCTGGTCTGCTCTTATCGGTCCGTCCGGTTCGGGCAAGTGACAATAAATCCTGCTTACCAGTTTTGATTTGAGGCTTACTTCTATAAACATGATTTGAATTTTTATCCTACCAGTTTTATTTCCTTACCGCTTAATAGTCCGTCGATCATTACCTCTACAAGTTCCCGTTGATCCGGTGGCAGTAGTGCGACCTTCTCATTAATCGCAACGACTGCCAATACATCGCTCCGTAGTTCCTGGTTAATCCCGTCCCGTACTATTTGAGGCAGTAACGGTTCGCTTTTAATGTCGTTGAATATCCATTCGATCTTGGTTCGATACGTGCGGAATAGCCTGCTTAATGCTGATGACGGGCGTTCACGAATAAAGTCCTCCATAAACGATTGGGCTATTTTTAAATGCTGAACTGTAGAAATTACATTGGCTCCTTTCATATCATTTTACGGTGTTGGATTATTTGGGAAGGGGGTTAGAACGGCAAGAATGAGCCGTCATCGGTTATATGACTAACTACTTTTATCCCCAGCGATTCGGCAAGGTTGATTTCATGTTGCATTCCTGAACTTATCCTGTCACCACACAACCACATTTCATCTATAAACCCGCGTTTAATTAACTCTGTGTCGTTCTTAATGCCGCGTTCCCGCTCGGACGGCACATTGTCATCCAGTGCGTGGCAATCGAGCCAATACGGGGCAAATGGTACGATTTCGGGGCAATGGATATTTATGTCACGGACTATCTGCCTTATGTTCTCTAAGTTAGCGGTGACGTTGCCGGAGATTTTGTGAGCGATGTAGATAATTTTCATATTATGCTTGTTTATTGTATTCGTTTCGGCTTTTTTCGGTAAATGCTTACGCCTTATATTGCATGTCTGAATAAATCGGGTTTACTCATTTCGATTGCAGCCCGTTTATTGCTCATTAGGACGTGCTTTAGTGTTGTCTCAAACCCTACGAACCTTCTACCCTCTTTAGCTGCCATTGCGCATTCTGTGCCGCTACCTGCGAAGGGAACGACTATTAAATCATTCGGGCGGGAACAGGTCAGGATTAAGGCGCGGGTAACCGCTTCCGGCTTCTTTGTATCGTGGTCGAATTTTCTTGTATTTAATGTTTCCTGCTCAAACTTTAGTACATCGGTAAGCATTAGTAAATTTTCGAAAGGACGCCGCGTCTTTTCGTAATTGTCGCGAAGTACTCTATATTCCGAATTTAATTCTAGGTAGGACTTTTGTAAATATTGAGACCCTAACCATACTTGCAAACTTTTATAAATTGGTTCGCTAATCATAGCGGGCTCCATCTTATCCAAACTTAAACAAGCGGATGCAACCCCGCCGCCATTTGTAGCAGTCCCTAATGCAGCATTTATTTCGCTGAATGAAATTTTCCCTTTTGCCTTAATTATTTCCTCCCTTATATAATCCCTTACATTACAAACACAACCAGTTAAATTTATTGTATCATGTGTGTACATTAGCAGCCTTTCCGTAACAGGAGCGAATGAACGAAAGTTCTGAATGTACATTCTGGTTTGGCAATCTTTCTTTTCCCACACGATCGAGTTTTCTAAATTGAAATACCGATCGAAAATAACCTGCACATAAGCTATTCTTTTAGCGTGTCCCCAAACAAACAAAGTTCCATTGTCGGCTAAAATCCTTTTGTAAAGTTTCGCCTGCCCTTCCATAAATTCTAAGTATTCATCAAACGACTTCCACACAAAATCAAAGTCACCTTTTACCTCAAAATATGGCGGATCTGCAATGATTAGGTTAGCGCATTTTTCCGGCAATTGGGGTATGCCTATTCGGTTGTCAAGGTGGTGTACTGTATTTAACTCCATATTTCTCTTTTCTTACCAACCAAATTCACCCTGATCGAGCGGCTTGGTGGGGTGTTTAATTACGTTAATTCTATAAAATTCTTCGGTTGAGCCGTACAATCCCAGCTTTCGTTTACCCGTCTTTACCAGGTGGTCTTTCTTGTATAGGTTCGTTACGGCCCGTCCAATCGATACCTTTATCCATTTATGCCCCGCTCGCTCGCACATGCCGAGAATATCCGAAACGGTAAAGGGCATTCGGGTCGTCAGGTATATTTTTAGGCAAGCCTGTTCCTGCGTTAAGCACTTGGCAACCTGGTCTTTCAGGGCTTGGCCTGCAGTTTGGTTGGTATTGTAAAATGTTTGGGTTGTCATAACGGTGTGGAGTTGTCGAAGTTGGGAATTACTTTAACCTTTCTTCTAATTGATAAAAAGTGAACCGGCTCCAATTCTCTTTCAGGAACTCAATTTTCATTCGATCATCAAGGCTGCCAGAAGTAAACCCTTCTATTTTGAACTTTTCGAATAATGGCTGTATCACTTCAGATAGCCTTCTTTTATCCTGTTTTGCCATTGCCCTTGATACGCGTCTAGTTAATTCTTCAATCAACTCATCGTCGCTTAATTCACTCGGCTCCGGGTCGGCTACCCAAACTTCAACGTATGCCATAGCTTTATTTTTTACTGTTTTATTTCAATCACTTCCACAACAACAACCCGAACAGTTTCGATTGTGTCGTGGATGGTTAGGAGGGTGTTAGGCGAACATTGCTGACTGCTCATTAGGATAGGGAATTTGCGTGTTTAAATACTCGGCTGCAAACTTTATTACTTCGTCAATTAGTACCATAAAATCAACCGTGGATAGCGTCGCGGTGCTGCCTGGTATTTCTATTGCTTCGCCTGTGTTGCGGTTAGGGATGCACTTTTTTAGAAACTTGTATTTGATAAACTCGTGTGCATCGTTGTTATCCCTTATTTCATCCCATCCCGAATTGCGCAATCCTTCGAAAACCAATGGAACCAGACAACCCCAATAGAATGAGTTTTGAGGCAGGGAGCGGCGGTTATTAACCTTCTTAACCGTCACTCGATACTTTCCGTCCGCAAGCTCGGTAAAAAACTTACGGACGGCTGTAGTGTTTGTGATCTTGCTGTCGGTTATATGTAGAATGAGTTCTTGCATAACATATTATAAAAAATCCTAAAATGGCAAATCGTCGATCGGCTCAACATAGCTACTGCTCTGTGCCGTCTGGTAAGTCTCTGCAGGCGTGTAGGTTTGCGATTGTTGTGGCTGCTGTGACTGCTGTGACTGCTGTGACTGCTGCTGACCGCTGCTAAGTAGTTGAACAGATAACACGCGAAGCGATAAAGACGCACCATGTTGCCCTGTGTTCGAGGTATAGGTTCGAATATCCGGGCTGCCTTCCACATACACTTGAACACCCTTTTTTAGATACGGAGCAATACCAGTTTTATCAGTCCAATATGCGCAATCCACCCATATACTTTTGTCCTTCTGATTACCTTGCGCGTCCTTAAACTTTTCAGTATGGCATACGCTAAAATTCATTACTTGCTTGCCGCCTACGTTGTTAATAAGGCAATCTTTCCCGAGGTGGCCGATGGCCTGTAGTTTAATCATTTCTTTTATTTCAACGTAACACTGACAGACGTTGTACTGGTTTTGTATGGTTTATAAACTGTGTAGGTTTCGCCGGTTTCCGGATCGGTCACTACAAGTCCGCTTTCCGGCACAGCCTGCAAAAACGTTTCACGTTCCTTTATCTTCTTTTCAAGTTCTTGCTGCTTTTCGTACAACTCACCCAAAACAGGGTCTTCGGTGTTTTCGTAGTGCCACTTTGTGCCGGTTTCTATTTGTGTAAACTTGGCATTGTGAAAGTCGAAAGACTTTTGCCCGTTGCAGTTTTTTGTAAAGGCGTCTAACAAATGGGATTTATACTCCTTTGCGGCTTCCAGGTTCTTGTTCTTTTGCTTGTCGCTACTGGTTAGCTGCGTAATAATATCCTCCATTGCCTTTACTTGCAAATGAACAATAAGCGGGTTTACTTCGCCTTCACTTAGTCCGGCTAATACTCCATCAACAAACGACTTTCGCTGCGCCTTGTTGGTCTCAAATAGCGCAAGGGTTGACTTTGGCGACATTTCAACATCCTGATCAAAATAGTTTTCCATAGTTAGGCTGTTTGCGCTTCTTTTGGAGCGGTTAAGAATTTATATCGAGACATTGCGGCTGCGTGAAAATCTTTATCCCTTACAACGTATTCAAGCAATGTGCTTTTAAAGGTGCTTAGGTCTTCAACGGTGCCGCAATTAGAAAGATTTGCAATTGCTTCGCTTACCGCATCTTTCATATCTACTCCACTTTCGCACCATTCAGCTATCATTTTTCCGGTTGCTTCTGAAGGGGTAAATTCAGGCTTTCCCATAAATAAGCCGGTTCTATCTTTGGAGGCAGAAGCGTTGTGGTTTTGGTCGAGGTTTAGATTAATGGTTAATTCGTATTCATAGCCGTCCCTTGTAATTTCTTTTAAACCCGATTTCTCAACAACTGTTTTACCATTACTATTTTTACTCATTTCATAATCCTGCTTCCTTCTAACCGTTGTTATGATATGAGTAGGACTTTGTAAAATAGCATCTATAAAACTCTGGTGGCGTGGCGTCACTTTGCCCCATGAGGTGTAACTATTTTTAGCTTGGCTTGCTTGTGTTATCTGATCTACTATTTCTAAGCAGCCGCCTTTCCCATCCCACTCATGCGTTATACTATCGACTATAATAACCTCCATTCCTGCTACCTCGCAAGTCTTTATTGCTTCTATATATTTTTCCGGTGTAAACGGAGCAGATAGCGGTAAAACATTGTAGTCGCCTAAATGCGCGTACAGGTCGGCGCTATTGTTCTCTGTGTCGATTACCGCGACTTTTGATAAGTCACCACAAAGTCCTTTAGCGATCAGTATTGCGGAGTAAGTTTTGCCGCCTCCGCTTACTGCTGACAGCCCTAACCTTATTTTTGCTTTTTGCCGTGTGGCTTTTCTTAGTTGCATTACTTTATTTTTTAAGATTTATTAAGCAATTTCCCCCTCCCCGATCCGAACATTAACCGGATAGCCTATTTCCTTTTCCTCAATCGCGGTAACCATGCGCTGTACGAGGTTGGCGTAGTACTCCTGCAATCGTATCACTGCGGCCTGGTGTATCCTTTCTTCGTGCTGTAGACTTGGTATTAAGCGCCTGGCTGGATGCATGTGATCAAGCCGGTATGACCATTCAATTTCTCGGTGACACTCGTCGGCCTTTTTGTTTAAGTCCTCGATCAGTTTCAGTACGGCCAGTTGCTTTTCGGTTGCGGAGATTAGGTAGGTGGTTATCATTTGAGGCTGTTTTGGTAGGCTTCGTATTCTTGTTGGGTGGCGGGGAGCAAATAAGGTAGCCACATAGATGCAGTCATGGGGCAATTATCTATACTTATCGTATTGTCCGGCAGTAGCTTAAATTTGACTACTTTATTTTCCGTACCAAACCCTTGCTGCCATGTGGCATACTCCGGCATGTCCTCTATCTTTCTATCCTCCCACCATCCAAGAAGTTTAAATAGGTGCGGTAATTCTTTCAATCTTTGCTCTGGAAAATAATTCCTTACCGTTGCATTGCCTGTAAATCCATCATTGCAACTCGTTTGAGTTATAAACCAACTAACATTATCCCTATCCTTTCTTTTTTCCGAATACGAATTTTCTACTAACATTCCTGCAGTATATGGGGAATGGATATAATCTGCAATAACCTTATAGCGCGGTTTCATTAGTTCTTCCGGTGTCATAACGGTTTGTTTTACATCCATCCCACATGAACTTTATCAACCACCTTCACGGTAAATCGGGTTGACAAGTCCATTGCGCGACGGTCTTTTTTAAGAAGTTTGTTTAATTCGGTTTCGACGGGCGTTCCTTTCGGTACGGGTAGTTCTTTTGTCAGCACCGGATACGTAGCGCCCCGGTCTGTGATTTCGTAGTCTACTTTGTAGAGGTCTTTTGGAGGTTTCATATTATTGATTTGAGTATTTAAATCCGTAGTCTTTCCACACTTCGCCTTCAACAACCTGGTCAAATGATTTTAGTTTTCTTACGCTCCAACACTCCGAATCTCTTCCCATAAAATCAACTCCCTTTATACCCATCACGAAGTATTCTATTTGTCCCTCTTTTTCAACGTGCGTTCCGTCAGAATAACTTTTAAACTTATCCGAAACGACTGCGGTTAGTTCGTGGTTATCGCATATCCCGCTTGCGTCAATTGATGATGGAAGTACTATATCGCCAACAAATAAATCGGCTCCGGTTAAGTCCTTAAAGGGCGTTGGCTCGCCACAAATACCTAGTCTACATTCCCCCGAATAGATGTACATAATATTTATTTTTTATTGATTTAATTCCCATAATTCCTTTGCAATTTTTTTCCTGACCGGGCCGTCAATATTCCAGTCGTACCATTCTACATCTTCCTCGGTCTTTATGATCAGGCCGTTTTGGAAGTAGACTTTTTGGACGTCGGGCGGGAGGGTTTGGTCTATTTGTTCGAGTTGTGCCATTTGATAAATTCGGCTCCCTTCTATCATTTTCTTAGCTTTTCTATAGATTGTTCTAATGTGGGATGACGCAAGCTCATGCTGCCTTCCCTGCCTTGTCGCTTCCATATACACACTTTCATTGACCGCGGGCTACTAGGTCTTATTTCACCACGAATACACTTGTCATGGCACATAATCACAAAGTCTGTGAGGTTGTAAAAATCAAAAGTTGCCATACCAGCAAAGTCTTCCACGCAAAAACCCTCACCCCATTCTTTTACTTTACTAGGTAGATGATGTTCGCCACGGTACAATTCTGAAAAGAAAGAAGTAGCTTCCTCTTTTGTCAATCTTTGTCTAGTCGGTTCTTCGCCTATCATTTTTTAAATTTTTTATGTGACCAATCAAAATTTGGGTTAAGTACTCCTTCTTCAATCATTTCATCGAATTTCCCGTTGTCTCTCATGCTTTCCTGAATGTATTTATATGAACGAGCGGCATCATTAAATACAGGGTCATCATCATCTAAATGACCTATCAAACACATAGTCAATGCCAAGACGCTTTTCTCTAAAGAAATTACCCTTGCCTTTAATTGTTCTTCTGTCATTTGTTTTAAAAATTGCAGGCAGTAGAAACCGCCCGCCTGATTGCTTGCTTAGAAAATGTTATTTCCGTCTCAACCACTCCCAGGCTTGCAGGACTTTAATTGCAAGACCGGCTATGATCGTGGTGATGGCGTGAAGGAGGTAAGAAATGAGTTGCTTCATTTGAGCAGTTCGGGGTTGTCGTGAATATTGCCTATGACTACAAACGAATGAAGCCTATTAATTGAATATATTTCACTTGTTGCAAAGTCAGTTAGGCAATACATAAATTCCTGATCATCAAAAAAAATATGACCTTGTAAATTTTCGATGCCTTGCTTTGTCCTGAATTTAGCGTTACACCAATCAAATTCATATATATTTTGGTTATTGGTAAAGTCATGAACGCCTACAAACTGCCCTACAGTTTCAGGTATTACCACATGGTAAGTATTGGACGTAGCTTCGTCAAACGGTTGCCAATAAATTAGGTGATCACCTTTTGGCCTCTTTACGTAATAGCCGTACACCCACTCACCATTATCTAGCCGCTTTCCTCTGAATATAATTTGTTTCATTTTGGTTTTTTTAACTTTTTACAATCCTTACTCCTTCAAAATTATTTACCCGACGTGTTCCGCATTTGCGCGGTTTACGTTTGGGTTGTTTTCGGAAAAGGGCGAGTATTTTTTTGATCATGGCCGGTCGTTTATTTTGGCGAATAATATGTGCCTAAGGAATAAGAACGTCAGTACGCAGAGAGCAAAAGTTGGGATGAACATGGCAAGGGGGTTTAGATCGTTATTATAAATTATCAGCAATTCCGCTAATATCTTTCTGTCTTAGTAGCACAAGGCGTACTATGTAGGCGTTGACCAATGATGCGTGTTCGCTTTGCCTTCTATGCTTTTTACCGTAGGCTTCGATTAGGCTGTAGGATTGTTTCAATTGCTCTAGTTCGGTACAGCCTTCTATCTGCATTTTGATGATGTAGAACTCCCTGATAAAATCGTCTTCCTCGATAAACATTCGACCGTTTTTCATCACTAGCGGCCAGGGTAGCGGGTATCCGTTCCGCTTACTTTCCCGGTAGTTCTGTATAATCAGGTAGATAACAAGCGCCAGGACCGCAACGGCGCTTATACATAGCAGGCTGACCAGTACGCTAAGGGTTGAAAGATGCTCGACGGTTAGGAAGGATTTTAGCTTTTGCATATCATTTTATTAAGGCTGTAGTATTCCGGGTAAGACCGGTACTCTGCGCAGAACCTTTCGCGGTCAAGTCGGTCAAAAATTATTTGGCTTTCGATGGTCATTGGGTTATTGTGCTTTTAATCTTCTTTTAGCGACCGACATTGCGTAATCTTCTTCTATCTCTTTTTTGAAGCTGATTTTCCTTACTACTGTTTTTCGCGGTGCAGGAGCTTGATTTTGCGTTAGCTCGTCAAGCTCCGTCGTTGCCGCTTTGATCATTGCTACCAGGCGCTGAACTCGTTTAATTTTATCTTCGCTATTCACTATTATAAAAAAATTATCTATCTTAGTTTTCTACCTGAAAGTTGCGCCGGTTCAACTCCTACATTTCGCCGGCGCTTTTTCTTTCTTCTTTGGGGTCAACACTTCGTTATCAACTAGGCAGGGCAAGCCCTACCCCGGTCACATTACTATGTTTTTAGCAATAGAATTACCATTCAGCATTTTAATAGCTGTTTATGTTTTCGATGATCTTTTGTCGATTACGCGACTAACTGCTTTTCCCTGTCGGCTATTCTTTGCCTGAAGATGTTTAGAATTAGCAAAGCCTTGTCGTTGTTATTTATAATACCGTTAAGGCACCGGCTTATCATCATTTTGGAAACCTTGACCTGTTCAGCGGCTATCGCCCTGTCGAGAGGTGTAACGTCCTCCTTTATCCTATCGAAAGCCTCCTTAATCCTCCGTTCCTGTGATATTACTTTTCGTGTTCTCATTTCCTTTTTGTGTTACTTTTAGATTAGTACTTTGTTATTGTCTGTTACAAATGTAATGACATTATTGACACTGTCAATACATTTTGTAAAATATTTTTAAAATATTTTTTCTTAGTATGGTTACAGGGAAACAAATAAAAGAAGCTATTAGGGTCTCGCAGTTAACAATGCAACAAGCGGCGGACAAGATGGGCGTAAGCAGACAAACCCTTTACGGTATAGTTAACCGAGGGGAGTTGGATGAAGATGTTTCTAATGATGTAATTACAAAACTGGGTCTGGTATTACAAGATGTAAAGACAAACGATAAGGAGCCTGGGAGCGCTCAAAGCATAGTTGGATCACAGGTAAGCGATCGATACATAAAATTATTAGAGGATACTGTAGAGAAGCAGAAGGAGGAAATTGTAGCACTTAAATCAGAAGTGAAAGCCCTGCATAAAGTAAGAGAGCATTTAGATGACTTGCTAAAAAATCAGAAGACAATACTTTCGCAATTGGAAGCCGGGCAAGAAGTGATTTTGTCAAAACTTTCGAGTGACGACGAAGATTACCAGTCTTTGATGGATGGGGTGGGCAATACCTTTCTTCTAAAACGGAGGGAGTTAGAGAGAATGGGCAATCGTTTTGTAGTTGGCAGTTCTGACACTTAGCATTCGATGCAATCATTTCTGTACGGTTTTCCTTAGCTTAAAGTTAATTAAACTGCGTGATTTATAGATGGTTATGGTAGGTTAAAATAAAAAGACGCCGGATTTTCACTACGGTAGCGAAGGCAGTGAGAGGCCTTTCCCCAATAGCTTATGTCCAGCGCCGTACGGCACAGAACGTTAAGCATAGAAGGGGATTTAGAAACGTCTCACTTTTTCGCTACCCTAACACCAAACGTGCGTGTTTAATATATTCCTGATTGCAAAGTGTATTAATAAAACAGAACCATCAATTAATGTTTTTCATTCTTAATGTTCAATCATTAAAATATTAACCCATAAGATTAGTGCCACAATAGTTTAGATATTATGAGTTGCGTAAAAAATCATTTTGCACCTGGTTTGCATAGTAAAATCACTTGGTAGAACTACGTTTCTAGGTGAACCGGAGAAAATAGTAGCTGAACCGGGCAGCGTTTTTTGGAAGGCATCTTTTGACGACTGCATTCATAAACTTACCTCAAACAAAAAACTCAAACAAAAAACTTTAAAACAGTCGCATATCATTCGTTGGCAAAACCGTAAGTAATTGAAAGTCAGTAACAGAATTTTTTAGGAATGCCCTTTTTATCCGGGGGTTGGTTTCCCTAACTCTCCGCTTATTTTTCTGAAACCCTTTACTGACGGTCATTTCACCAGGCGCTGACGAATATCTCAAACAGAACTCAAACAAATTCGTCACGTAATGATCCAGACAGTAAGCTATTCAGAACCTGTATTGTGCCACTATAACTATGACTTAAATAAGTCCTGGTTTGTTCATTTCGATGTAAAAAATATTGTTACCGGGGAAGTTAGCCGGCAACAGTACCGCGGGAAAATAAATAGATTTAAAACTAAGGCAGAGCGGCTTGTGGTTGCAGGTAGAATAATTTCCTTTTGGAAGGGAGAAATTAAGCGCGGCTGGAGCCCTTTTGAAAAAGTTGAGAAGGACCCCACTACTTCCTTCAATGCCGCAATTGATTTCGGCTTATCTAAATGCAAGGTTGCAAAGAAAACTTACCAATGCTATAAAAGCACAGCGGGCTTTATTAAGTCTGCAGCTACAAAGACCGGGCTGCACAAAAAGTCTATTGCTGATATTAAGCGGGTACATATTAAGCAGATATTAGAATCGGGGCAATCCACTTTTACCTGGTCCAACAAGTCCTACAACAAGCATTTAAATTACCTCAAAGCTATACTTACTCGTGTTGTTGATTGGGAAATAATAGAAAACAACCCTGCCTTAAAGATCAAAACCTTACCTGTTGACGAAACGGAAAAGTACGTTCCTTACACCGATGCAGAGCGAAAAGCGATACAAGAATACCTTTTCATGCATCATTACCGCTTTTTCGTGTTCCTTATGTTTGTGTACCATGCCGGGGTCCGCCCAAAAGAAATACTTGCATTGAAGATTAAAGACATTGACTTGATCAACATGCAAATAACCATCCTGCCAAACATGGAAGCCGGCAACAGTAAGACCCGTAAGATCCGCAAAATCCCAATTAGTAAGGCGCTATTGCCATTTCTAAGGGAGTTGCAATTAAGTGCATACAGCCGGGAGTGTTATGTATTTGGAAGTCCTTACGAGGCGGGAAAGGGTAACCGTGGAAGTTCTGCAGGCGGGCTATCAGGTGCGATGCATCCCGAATATTTTAAGCCGTCCGCTACAATGATTAAAAGAGATACAGTTACCAGACTGTGGAAGAAGGTTATAATGGAGAAGCTGGGGATTGAAAAACACCTGTACGCGGCGAAGCATTCAGGCGGGAATGCAAAAATTATGGCCGGTATCAGCATAGATGCTTTACAAGAACTTTATGGTCATTCATCCCGCTTAATGACTGAAAAATATGTTTCCGAACTAAAGAAGGTTCACTTCAATCAGATAATTGAGCTTTCTCCAGACTTTTAATGTTCTTATTGAGCGTGTAAAACCAGAGCTTCATTTAAGGTTCTGGTTTTACCTACGTTGCACCTCTTGCCATTTTGTATTTTTCTTACAATCCATCTTTTCTGATCTTCCCTATACGTTATACCTACAATACCGGATTGTAATTTTGCGGGCGTCCGAGATAAAATATCATTATCTAACAACAACTTCTGTTGTGCAACAGGAAGATGTATGGAATTAGCTTTCCCTTCTAATTTGTTTTCTGAAAGAATAAAATTGTATTTTATTGCTGCCGCCAATTCCGTTTTATACAAAGGTGAGACAATTCTTTTGGCGCTTCTTGTTACTACAGCCCTAAAACCATTTGCGCATTTTTCTACGCCGGTAAAGTTTCTCTTTCTGTTTTTTCTTGCAAGTCCTCTATTTTGGGAATTTATGGCGTGAGATACACTCCTTAAATTACCCCTTGTATTATTCAATTTATCCCTATCAATGTGGTCTATTATCTCCCCGCTGATGGCATTTGCTATCATTCTGTGCATCTTGAACGCTTTGCCTTTAATAGTGCATTGCGCATACCCTTTTACCAAATACCATTTTAACCCTGATAGCCTATCGTAATCTTCGTCGGAAACCTTTGCCGAATTGCCGCAATGGGCTCCAGTTATTTGTATTTCTCTCATACTTAAATATACGAATTAATATCCAATAAACATTTTGGTGCAGAGTGTTTATTATACCATCAAAATCTCCTTTCCATTTATGGTTTGGGTTGTCATATCACTTTGTTTAAAATTGTCAAAGCGTCTATAAATCCCTTCGCATAGCCTGACCTGTAGCGAAATACGCCATGCTCATCCATGCCGATCATCTTATCTGGAAAAGTTTTTTCTGCCAATTCAAAAGCGTCATTGTACTTCATGACCCTTATACTCTCCGCATCCTCCTTACTCAATAGGTACGCGGTGGTTTCCTTTAGCCAATGTATCCTTTTTAACTCGCCGTTGTCTTTATCGTACCCTGTCACAAGGTTACCGCAATGATCAAAAAAGCCGATAAGGTGATCGTTCAAGCCACTTTTATACGGTCTTATAAAGCACTTATCCATCCTTGTGTAACCAGTTACGGCAACCTCTTGTTGATGATGCGGGAGCGCTTCAGTGACACTTACCGGCACGTAAACTGTTGTTAGTTGCATATATTAGGGTTTAAAGTAGTATTGGTGAGGTTTTAATTGTGCTGCCAAAATTGACCACAAGTGGCTGATCTGGTATGTTTGCGCACAGGTTGATTAGGTTTATCAAATTGCATCCCTGCACATGTATCTCCCAATCTGAAGACGTATTTGCATTGAAAATAATACCGCAAATGTTCAATGATTTTTTAGATGCCGTTACATTATAGTAATCGTGAAGAAACAAACCCGCGCCAACCATTTTTGAATGAAAATGCCGGCTACTAAAAATTGCTAAGTTGGTTGAAGGTTGCATATATTAAGATTTACTTGTGATGGTTGACGCGTCAATGGCGAGACCGGATGGGATAAGGTCGAAAAGATCGAAATGGAGTGATAGTAGGTAATGGAATTGAGTTGGGTTAAGCCTGACAAACGAAAGTGTACCAGATTGGTAGTGACTACCGTCTTTAAATACAGAATATCCAACACCTTCCCCTCTAGTTGTATTCCTCTTTGGTTCATCGCAATAAAACTTAAATTCGTTAAGCATGTTTCTAAAAACATAATCGCTGGGAGCATATTTAAAACATAATAACTCCTTCATTTCATCCTCTGTCATATCACTTAATAAGCGAAGGATGGGCCTTAATTCATGCATTTTAAAAGGGATTAAGTTTGACTGCCCTGTATACTCTATAAAAGCATTCTCGCAGCCATCCATTATCCTAATCGCTAACAACCTACCAGATATTGTTCGGTCTACTGGCTGGCATTCGCACCCCAAATACAAATGCAGATAGTTAACCAGTTCTTTTTTCATTTCAACTCGTTTAATTTTGAATAGGACGGTGGGGTTAGTTTTCAATATACTTTTTAACTGCCGTGATAATTAAATTGCTCAATGTTCGGTTTTCTTGCTCTGCCCTTACTACCGCGTCCTTTTTAAGATCCCGCGGAAGCCTTACTGCGGTAGCGGGGTTATTGTCTTTTCGCTTTGGGGCTTTTTTTGCTGCTTTTTTCATTATGCAAATTTACAAAAGCGCGTTACAGCCGCGCCCCTGTTGTTTATCAACAAGTGTATGTTTTTATAATGACGTCGTTAGGATGAACAAAGTTTTTAAAACCTTCAAGTACTGCATTAATCTTAACATCTAAATCTTTGTTAGTTGAATACGCAACTTCAGCTAACTCAAATTCAAACGTTGTGGTTTTTATCTCTAATGTGTTAAAGATTGAATTAAGTAGCTTTTCTTCTGGCGTTGGGGCGTATTCTACACCATTGCTAAAATACTGGGTTACTGTTTCTTGGTGAATTATAGTTGCAGTTTTCATGCTTTTTCGTTTTTGATAAATCAAAGATAGTGTATAACAAAGTAATACGCAACTATTTCGCAAACTCTTTTCAAAACAAAAAAGCCCGCCGTAAAAAACGGCAGGCTATAAACTAACCACATGAAAAACTAACTATTCAAACACTTATAAAAACTCGTCCCGTACGTCCCGATCTTAAAAGCCTGATCCAATGAATTAATTATCTTTCGCGCGTTCAACCAGTCAGACTTCTTATCGTTAAAGTAGTCCACTAACTTTCGCCCCGTAAATACTCCCTTAATCATCCCGTCGAACAATATTGTCGTTGCGGTTTCGAGTTCTAAAGCCTTTTCAGGATGGTCAGCAATACCGAACTTTTCATAGTTGGCTCGTCCGGTAATTTGCGCCATGCCGCGCCCTCTAAACCGTGCCCCGTCGCCCACATTCGTATTGCCTAACAACTTACCGACTTTCGTTTGCGGACCGTAACGGCGGTTAAAATACGCCTCTGTTCCAGACTCGTTAATCGCTTGGAATGTCTTTGCGCTTTCGTGATATACCGTCGCACAGATGTATGCAAGCCACCTCAAATCGTCCAATTCCCTTCGCTCCCATTCGTCAATGATAGCATTCATACCGTCTACCTGTAACTGTGAAAGTTTGCCATTAAAGAAAGACTTCCGTACACGGTCAAAAAATGCTTTACGGTTTATTTTCGTTGCTACTGTTGGCATTTGAAATTGTTTATTATCTTTGAAATTGGAGCCGAAAAACCTTGCTTTTACGTAGGCAGGCTAAATGCAAAGCAGTTACTATGTACAGAGTATGACCGCACCGCATGACAGGCAGGAGCCACTTTAACGAGTGGCTTTTTTTACGCCACAAACTTCCTAACCAACCCGACCGCCCCGGCTAATACCGCCAACCCAACTAGAGTGTAAACGATCCACATATAACCGGGTGCCTCCCTTTCGACCTTCTTATTCACGTCTTCCGTCTCTTTCGCAACCGATGTACGATTACTTTTCTCGGAGGCAAGGCTGTCTTTATTTGAGTAGGTGCCGGTTTGCTTGGTTTGGAGCGTTCCTTTTTCGCGGATGGTAATTTTACTTACCCTGCTTTCATTTCTAATTCCCCTGATTTCGGGGGAATTAAAAGATAGGCTTGTACGGGTAGGGCGTATGGTTGCCATGTTCCCGACATTGGTGTCGGGAACATACTCAACGACCGTTTCCCGCTCCCAGGTTTCGTTGCCTTCCTTCGTAATCGAGCTGTCATGGGTGCTGACGTTCGTTTCTTGCTGACTGCTGATACTTGTGCTGTCCGTGCTTGTCTTGCTTCGCTGTACGGTCTTGTGTACGCTGCACGAGGTAAGCAGGGTCAGTACGGCTATTGCTATCAGCATCATTGACCAGACCGATGCTATAAAGGTTCGCGGGTGGTTGTAGAAATAGGTTGTCATTGTGGTTTATTTTAATTCATGCCATTCAAAGCCATATATGTCTACGTTATTGCTTTTTATATGACTAAAGTCTTTTTTCGCATCCTGTTCGTTTTCAAAATATTTCAAATTCTCTTTTCGAGTTGAGCCGCCGCCCCTTGTTCTATACAAGGGCTTGGAGGTCGTATTGTTTAAGGTTTCGTATGTGTAATATCCTTTCATAATAGCTATCCCTTTTACTAAGTATCGCTTTTCTGCACACTTTTTTCAGCTATCCGGAATTTCCGGACAACTCAATTTTGAGGTTTCCTTTTGTTTACCCTCGGCTTAACCGATACCTGACCTAGGTATTACCTAGTGCAGCTATCCCTTATTATATGTTCCGCATTTTTGCAAAGTCTGCAAACTTGCAAAGAACTAACGCAACCCTAACCAGTTGCTTTTTTTATTAAATTGTTATGTAGAAATTGGCCAACCTTTCCCAATTAACATTTTTATTTCGCTCTATCATCTCGCATTTCTTTTTCAATTCGATTAACTGCCTTCTCATTTTGGGACTATTATAGTCAATTGTTTTTACTTTGGTTTTAGTTCCCTTTTTTAAAATGTCTTCAATTTTAGTCTTTGGCATGTATTATTTTTTAGCGACTCTGCGAATGTAACCGGTTGCTTTTTTATGGCTCCATGTTTACAATCTTACCATCTGCGACGTCCGTTTTTCTGTCAACGATTTTGTTTATAGCCGTATCGGTCTTACTAAGCAAAGCCTGCAAAGTGGATGATCCGGTATAGCCGACAAAGACGAACAGCCACTTGACAAACTCCCCTACAATCGGCTTATACTTAATCAATTCATCAATACCCATCAAGGCAATGATTAAAGCGATTACGGACGCGCTTAACGCAATCCAGTCGTCCTGCAGGTAGTTGCCAAAGCTGAAATGTATATTGGCTACTGCCGACCTCTTTTTGAGCGCTGGCAGCTTAATTACAAACACGTGGAACAGTAGTCCCAACATTCCCATTCCGAAGCACTTCCAAAGTAGTATGATACTCATTTTCTATAATTTTCAGGTAAAACAATATTGGCTACATATTTGGTCAGCATACAGGCGGCAAACGATACCCCGGCCTCTGTAGTTGTGTGCATTGGCGCAAAGAACACGGCAAGTAATATGAAGCTGTACTCTAACCAAAATGCTGCATCGCGGACCAATTGAAACTGGTTTAAATCCTTGTCCTGTATATATTTTAATAGCTGCTTAAAACCTAACAGTACCACTACAAACACAAGATCGTAGACATATATGCAGGTCATTTCGCAAGCATTTTTAAGATGATATCTTTCAGGTCGCGCATGATCTCGTTATTATCTATTACGAGCTTTGCTACCTGCTTATTCAGTTCCTTTATCTCCACGTCTTTTTCACGGATCAGTACATCTTTTGTATTGATAACCCCGGTGAAATACTTGTACATGAAGTAGCAGAAAAAGCCAAGTACAACAATTACCGGTAACTGCTTTAATAGAAAATCTTGTATTATTTGCGGGTCCATTAGCTATTTTTTTTCTAGTCTTTCCAGTATACGTTTTGCTGCCTCTTTCAATTCGCGGTCTTTTTCGCCCAGTACGTGCGCTTTCATTATCTTTCGCTCCATATCAATCTTTGCCTGGTAGACCTTTTCTATTACCTGCCTAAACCAATTAACGTCAGGACTTTTTTTGACATAGTAAGATCCCACACGTAGCCGGATAATGTCTAGTAATTGGGGAACGTTCGTTGCCCCGCTTACAAATACCGGCGCTATTACATTCTGTATCTGCATCACGCTTTTCATTACCTGTACGCCCGTCCCGCTGCCTTTCAAATCGTAATCACTAACGACAACGCAGGGCACGTCAGGCTTTATGGCAGCAATAAGATGTTGCGCATCGCTGTAAAATGTAGCCTCTAGTTTTACCTCTGCGAAATACTCCTGCATCAATTGCAGGTCATCTAAATCATCGTCTATCACAAACACTTGGATTTCCATTATTTGCATTTTCTCTCCTGCCCGTTTATCTTTCTTTTTACGGTATTGTCTGCTATTGAAAATGCAGACTTAATATGTTTATTTTCCTGTCATAGTTTACTCCAAACATTTTCACCCTTACCCGCTTTGGATTTTGCCAATTCGCTAACGGGTCACTCACTGGTACTACAATGGGTGTGTAATCCGCATAAGCGAACCTTACACCTGCCGATGTTGCAGAAATGGTTAACGGTTGATTTCTCCAAAGAACGTTACTGATGAATGGCAGCCCACCTTCGGAATGTATCAGGTTGCCATTGCCATACACGTTGCGTGGATTAGTACCGCCAAAGCTGATTGTGTGGTTGAACCGAGCTATTACCCTGTCTGCATTGTCCAACACTTCCAGGTATGTACCGCCCTCAAATGCGTCCGGGAAGCAATATTCCAAATTGATAACAGATGATACCGTCCATGAATTTCGGCCTGCTATGTACGTTGGAAAGTCTTTGTATACTTGATCTTCTGATCCGGGAACTGTCTGCTTATAGTTCACATACAAGTCACCCGTTTCACGGCGCAGGTATTTCATGTTGTAAGTTTTGATATTCCAAAACCTACCATTTACCGCGTCTGTTTCTTCTGCACGGCTTCTGTACCATCCGCCGTCACCACTTACCAGAACTGTATTGTAATCCAGTCCGTTCATCATATCAGTAGGGTCTACGGGTACAGCATCGTAAGGCTGTACAAGGGTAATAGTGGTTTCACTTTCAACTACGGTATTTAATCCACTTATTTTCCAACTATGTACACCACCATGAACGCTTTCATCGTTGTGGACGAGATAATAGTTACTCCCAATAGTTGCCATCTTTGCGCAAAAGCTATTTCCGGCCATCCCTGCTGCGCCGCTTGCACCGCCATCTTGTGCCCCAAATTGTCCTACCATTAGTCCGTTATCCCAAACGTGTTGCCACATATTGCACTGGCCACCTTTCCAAAATTCACCGTGATAACCCCAGAAGATTGATCTCCCTTGCACCCTTGCAACGCTTCCTGCATAAGCAGGCCCTCCACCGTATTGCGCCTCGCCGTTGCCTATGTCAAAATCTCCGTTTGAAGGAAACCTGCCGCGGTAGTAAGGAAATGTAGGTAATGATGTTCGCCATTTCCATGTGGATGCACCAAGTTCTACAGCGCCAAGATGATATTTTTCAGAACCATTTTGAGAGGGGGTTTGACTGCCTGGCATAGCACCGTCAAATACAACCATTAACCCCGACGTTGTTTGCTCTCCCGGTGCAAGGGTTCCACCTACACCCATGTAAGCGGGATCATCTTCGCCTATGTTTGGAGTGCTTGCAAGTGCCGTAAATGAACTTGCCCAAATTGGGTTGTTGCTGCCATCAAATCCGGTCAATGCTTTTTTGTACCATACTAACGGCTCATTTGTACTTCTGAAACTGTAGATGTACCTGATAGAACCGTCTGCATATAATTCATTACTTCCTATGCCAAACGTTATACCTGTGTACCGAAGTAATGCAGTTGGCATGACTTCCATTACACGCCAATTTGCACCGCCTTGCGTATTGTACATTAACCCGTAAGCCCTGCCGTTTGAAAATGTAATCGGATTTTGAAAGGATAGATTGTTTGCGTCAATACTTCCTATGAAGTTTCTTTTTAGTAACCACCCGGTACTACCTGAGAGAGTTACGTTATAGTCTCTCTCAAATTCAAGATGATCTGAATAAATGCGTGAAGGGTTATTTGGGTCTATTGAACTATAGTAAGAGTGAGGGATATAAGCAATCTGGTCTATGTAAGTACCGGCACTGTTATAATGCATGTTTCGGTAACTGTTCTTGTCGCCTATCCAAAAAGAACCATCTGATTGAAATGCTATATACGAGTTATCAAAGCTGAATTTGTAATTTGTAACGGCTGGGGAAGTAAGGTAGCCGCCTGCTGTTCCTACTGTTATTGTGGGCGCTCCGGTACTTGTGTTATACAGCTTGGCTTGTTGTACTGTACTTGCATCCAACACTCCTATAACGCTTCCCTGTGATCCCACACCGCCGACCTTTGTAAACCCTGTGAGGCTGATACCGGATGCAGTGAAATTTCCACTACCGTCGATTGTATATTTCGTTACTGTTGTATTCCCGAGTGTTACCCAAAGTGCATCTGCATCATCCCGAGCTAGGTGTCTTGCATTTTCAAAACTTTGTGTGCGGATTAATGCCCCTGTTGTTTTGTTGTAAACTTCCACCCCCGCGCTTCGGGACACGTAAAGAAAATTGGTTCCTACTGCCATCCCATAGACTGATCCTCCTACTGCAATTGCGTTATTATAGCCCTGATAAGATGAACCGCTACTAAACGCTACTTCTGTATTGTCTGCAGTTGAAGTTGCAAATACCCATGTACTTGCATTTTCTTTATCCCCGGCCCAATAAACGCGGGTTCCATCGGTGCAGCTAAATTCTGTTGATTGACTTACGCCGTTTTCCCTATCGGGAAGCACATTCAACATTTCCTGTTTTTCGCTTAACAGGAATGACTTTTGAGAAGTAGAGCGCTCGTTATAATGTACGCTGTAATATCCTTTCGTACTACTAAAACACATCGAAGCAATAGGCAAAAAGCCTTTGTGAATAAGATCGCCTGTAAACGATTTGCTTGTGTTGCCAATTACGCCTTCCCACGTATAGGTGACGTTATTTCTTAGTACTTTGATTTTGTAAGTTCCTGCTGCTATATCAGCATAATCATCGTCGGTTCCATCCCATGTGTAAGTATGCGTGCCGGCAGGGTAAACCACGTTGTTAAATATGCCCCGGATTAAGACATTGTTTGTTGTATAAACTCCGGCAGATACCGTTTGCGTTGATGGTGTTGCAAACACAATATCCAGTCCTTCGCCACCTACTACGGGGATTGTCACTGTGTCTCCTTTTACGTAAACCTTAGAACCACGTTTAATGTAGATGGAGTTTTGCGCATTCGTGGAAATGGCTAATGCTGCAAAGAGTATTGAGATTAGTAAACGCATGGTTATTTCTTAATAAAAGGTATGAATATGGCTTCTTTTGTGTTGGTACCCTGGTCTTCTACAGCTCCGGTATTGTTGAATAATATTGTACCATTTGCCGATTTCAATGTGTTTACATCCCGTTGAATGAGTATTTTATACAATCCTGCATCTACAGTGTTCTCGGATAAGACATTGTTGTTGCCCTGGTTTAATATGAGTGAAGCATAGACCTTTTTACTCTTTCCTTCAATTACTGTATTGGATGACAATACACAACTATCTACATCGGTAAGCATGATACCCACTTGCACATTTTCTATTGTGTTGTCAGATATTCTGGTATGTAGTGTTTTCTGCAAACGTTGGAAACTGCCTATGCGCATACCGTACACACTGCCCGATATTGTGTTTTTGGAGATACTGGAATAATCAAAGCTCCCTGCTATACCGTATTCTCCACTGTTTACTATCGTGTTAAATGCTATGGTACTAAACCTGCTGCCTCCTTTATTATCATCCGCAGTGATGCCGATATAACAACCTTCTATATAGTTGCCAATGATTTTTGCAAACCTGGAATACCTGGTAAGAATACCATTTGCTTTTTTATTGTAGATTTTGTTGTCATTGATTGTTATGAAGTCATCGGTACTATCTGCACTGTATCCCCAATCTGCAATACCGTCGCTGGTACCTCCTCTAATCTCATTAGCTATAATATCAAAATCACGATTGCCGCCATTAAGTAACACGCCTACATCTGTATTGAAGATCTTGTTATTTGCTATTTTACAGTTTTTCGATCCGTTTAAAGCAATGCCTTCAGCGAAGTTGTCTCTTACCGTACAATCAACAATTTGTATAGTATTGCAGTTTAGTACCATGACCAGTGTAGTTGACTGGTCCATAGCAGTATATCCTTCAATGTCAAATCCTTCAATTGATGAATTATTTGCCTTATAAAAGGTAATACTGTGTGCCTTGATATAAGGTTTGTTTAATCCTACTAACTTGGTATTGGAAGGAATGTATAAGTCCTTGACGAAGAAACTATCTCTGGCAATATTGATGGTACCACCTTTATTGATGGCATCCTGCAGTTCCTTCGTATTATCTACCTGCGCCGTAGCAGCACAACAGGTAAGAAAAGCAAATAACCCAAATAGTGTTTTCATGGTTGTAGTTTTTAACGCGGAGCCACTTCATCATAGCTGGAATTTTCATTCCCTACTCTGACAGGCCCGAAATACAGTACTCTTTGTTTAATCGCAGGCGGCGCACCTACTAAAAATTTCCACGGCCATTTGTATATTCCACATCGCAGATAAGGCGGTGTTGTATCGTTGTAACTGTTCGGCATTCCCACCCTGTCAATGACCTTCGTCCCGTCTTTCCATACTTCAACTATGCCTGTTTCGTCATGACCGTGTTTAATATGAAATACCCAATCAATCCATTTTTCTTTGGGTATTGCTCCAAGTGCTATTGTCGTTTGTCCGTCCAGCAATGTTCCACCGCCCGGCCCTGAATTGTTCTCGAGGCTTGACCATTTAATGTCAAATCGAAATTGCCCATTAATTGATACCAGTGACAGTGCCGGACTTCTCGCTCCTTCGCCTATATCGTTCTGATCTACTTCGTGCCAATGGGTTATAATCTCCGGGTTCACGTCGTCCGCCGTTGACTTTGGGAACAACATGGAAAGCCCAACCCAACATTCTACCGTGCCTGTATTAAAATACTGTACTAATTCTGCTCTCGAAGGGTCATGCGTTGTACTGTCTGCAAAGTTCACTTCGCACCGTCCGCACGTTTTTGTGTTGCCTCGTGCGTACTTGTTTGAAATAGCCAAAGAACTTGTTGCACCAACTGTTGTTATATTCCACGCACCTAGTAAATGATCTTCCTGGTAGCGTTGTATTCTGATTAGATTACCCGCATTGACCTCGAAACCCGTCCCGTTGTGGTGGATGCCATTAATAACTTGGTGGTCAATTGACCATCTTGGTGTGCGATATCCTCCCGGTGTATTTGTTTCGACTAGGTACATTACGGATTATAGATGATTACGTCGGCAACATACAATGAAGCCGTCTGACTTGCCTCCGAATTTTTTAGCGATATTGTTAGTAATGGGTTGGCTGAAAAGTCGAATGTAAAAGGAACTATTTCGGTTGTTGCGACGCCATAACCAACATTGGTTGGGCTGTCAACCGCACCAACAATGAACTGATTTGTCAACGACCCGGCAAAGAACAAACTGGTTGTGTAATTACCGACCTGACCGAGCGATTGACTAACCTCTGCTATGATCGTACTGCCTATTCTTACCCTGCATTGTATAGCCTGGAAAACAAAGCTGATCTGAATTTTACTGTTTACTGTTAGCTGGGTGAACTCTATCGCTTTGGTGAATAAGACTACGTGCGATGTGCTGCCTGTTGCGGTGCCAGTTACGTGGCTTAATCCGTAAAGTCTCGGGTTGATACTGTTCTTTGTACCAATAAATTTATGTGCGCCGTAATCCCCGTCACCATCATAAAAATATTTCGATACTGCACCGTTGTTTTGTTCATCTATAGCGACGGTAATTATTTTTCGCTGTTCACTTGTAGCTTCATCTACATAAGCAGGGTAATCAGCAACGGACACGGCTTTGTAAGCCTCTTTGGATAGAATGCCAGAGTTACCG